GAAGCACCTGTTCTTGACTTATACAAGAACGATAGCGGCCCTGCTGTTAGCGAAGCGATGGGAACAATCAAGTTCTCCGGTGAAAATGACCAAGACCAGAAGGTAACTTATGCTGAGATTCAATCATTCATAGAAGATGAAACTGATGCTACTGAAAATGCTGCTTTACAGTTCTTTGTGCAAGAAATGGGTACTCCAAGAGAAAACCTAAGACTTGCATCTAACAAAATTACTTTCAACAACTCTGAGAGAAATGTGGATGTATTGATTAAATCAGATGACGGTTCAGAAAACTTATTTTCGGATGCTGGTACTAATCAAATTGGAATAGGCAATGCAAGTCCTGAAGGCGCACTTGATATTAGACAAGATAACGCAAACAATGCTTTTGGATTGGTGGTTGGTGCTGATGTTTCCGCTAAGAGTTTAACAGATAATACGAGAAAATTCACAAGAATAGGAATGCATCATTATCACAATACAGAAGAACATGTTAACTTAATTGTAGGAGATTCAGATGGAACAGACAATAAGGTAAGTGTTGGTGGTGGAACTAATCAAGGTAATGCTGCTACTAAAGTTCAATTCTATGCTGCGGCTAATGATGCTACTGTCACAGGAACAGTTCAAGCCAACATAACGAGCAGTGGTTTGCAGTTAGGAACAAGTGGTGCTAGAGTCACTACAATCTTAGATGAAGATGCAATGGGAAGTAATAGTGCAACCGCACTAGCAACACAACAATCTATTAAAGCATATGTTGATGCTAATGCAGGTGGTACAGATACAAACACCTTTGTTATTGTTGGTGAAGAATCAGATGATTATATCACCTCTACGGCGGCTGCGGGTAATACTAATGGGTATCAGTTCTCATTTGGTAATGGGGCGCAAAATACTACTAAGTCTTCATCAGGTGATGACTTTGGTGTTGTTTTACCTGTTGCTTGCACATTATCAAGAATAGACATAACATTTGGTAATAAAGGTTCAGAAACAAATTCTAGCAATCAGACATTAACAGTTTACAAGAACTTCTCTTCCACTACAACCACAATAAGTTATAATGCAAGTGGAACTGGTGGTAATGCTTTCGTTAAGTCATTTTCATCATTAAGCGGTAACGGTTTATCATATTCAGCAGGTGACACATTTAACTTGAGAACAACAGGGTTATCAGGATATAATGATACACAAGTTGGGCCTGCAAGAATGACGGCATACTTTACAGTAGCATGAGGTGATTAAATGGCAGTAGGAGAACACGGAGAAGAAATAACGATTAGCATGGAAGATGCAATGGCAAAGGTTAGAGCAACAAGAAACTCAATGTTAGAGATATATGTAGATTATTATCAATCTAAGCCTATGCTTTGGAATTCATTAACAGATGAAGAAAGACAACAATTAACTGATTATAGACAAGCACTTCTTGATTGGCCTGAAACTATACAAGAGATATATGGTGATGTTCCGCCTAACTCTTATGCTCAATATCAACCATATCAACCTGTTTTCTTTGAAAACCATCCAAGAGGTATAATGTTCCCAGAACCAGAATCAACCTAATAATGCAGATTGTTAAAAGTAGAGAAAAATGCGCCGAGCATATATGAACTGACAGAGCATTGGCGGAACTTTTTAGTCCATGTGATTTCGTTATAGAGCCTGTTTGCGGGGCTTTTCCGGCATGGGCTTCAACGATATCAGAACCCGAAAAGACACGCTCAGACAGCGATTAAATGGACATTTTCGGGGTGTTTCTTTCTCAGAATCGGGGGTCGTGAAAAGTCACCAGTGACCCCTGCCGCCTCCAACAACGAACGTGTCGTTTTAACAAGTTTGCTTAAATAACTTATTGCTGGTAATTAATTTTGCTAGAAACAAAAAATGTCGTTTTTTTAATTTTAACTTTTCAAAATTGCAAAAAGCCAAAAAAAAGTTAGCGGGCCTCCGCTAAAGGTACGACTTTTTCAGACCAAAGAGCATTACACTCTCGGCATTCCCAAATCTTTACCTTTTGCGGAGAACCCACATAAAAACCTAAGATACGCTTAGGTATAGTTTCAATGCCACAAGAGGGACATTCTTCTCTAAGAGCCACGGAACTCACTTTCCTCATTAATTAGATTGTCCATGTATTCTTCAATGGTTTGATTAGATACTCTATCTGAACCAAACGCAGCAAAAAATAACAAACTAACACCGAGGATAAATACGACCCATAGCACTGCTTCTAATGTTGATACCATTTACCAGTTCACTTCCATTGTTGTTTCTTCTTCTTTTTCGTTTGAAAAGCCCTTGACAACTTTATCATTTACACCTGTTTGCCATAGGTCATAAACCAATTGACAATCTTTTAAACAGTATTCTGCTACTTCTGAGTAGCCTCCTGCTTTCCAGACTTTAGGTGCATCTGCACTATCCATTATCTTAGACTCATCAAGTGTGTGTTTTACTAAATTATTTAGACTATATCTTTCACCCGCAGTTTTTTGTATTTCTCTGCTTGTGTCAATATAGGCTCTCTTGTTTAAATATTTAGATATACAATATATATCAAGAGCATCTCTTAGAACAGGTAAATCAAACCCTGCAATGTTATGCCCTAATAGTTTACCACCTTTTTCAAGATGGTCATCTAAATCAAACTTTAATTGAGAGATAGGTTTTACTTCAATGTTACCTTTATTAAGGTCATCTACGGCTTTGTCAATATAAATGGTTCCTTTATCCCCATCCCAAGTGCATACAGTAGATACTTGAAACATATGAGTATTGTCCCATCCGCCTATCTCATAAGAATAATTCTTAGTTTCGATATCTAAGGCCATAACATTACTCATATTACTTACCCCATAATTGTGTTATTGCATTTTTCTTGTCTTCTTCTGGGTCTGCTACTGAATCTTCCCAAGACTTTGTTAAGAAAGCACAAAGAGTGGTTCCGTCACCAATTGGTATAATTGATGACAATTGCCATCCTGCTTCTCCTTCTACATTTAAAGTATCAATAACAGTCTTAGGGCCATTGTTTATATCAAACACCATATACTTAGTTTTATACTTCATCCTTTACATCCTCCTTTAATCTAACGTATGTAGTTTTTCCAACTTTCTTTGTTTCAAAATATTCACTTACCTTAGGCCACCACTTGTATATTGTTGCCGCACCCTTTTTAGTTTCTTTTCTTACTTTTCCAAAGAGTTCTGTTTTGTGCATCCATCCGTCATCATCTGATTCTTGTCTGCATACAGTTTTAAACACAGCATAATTGGCTTGATTTGCCATAGTTTTATGTTCCACTCTTAGGGCTTCATCTAGCCACGACACCAATGACTTATAACACTGTCGCACTAAAGAAGAGGCTTGAATAACATGTTTTTGTGTTACAACAAATCTTTTACTCTTATCAGGAATACTTGGTGCTTCTGCAACAGCACATAATACAGCCAACTTTTGAATATGTTTTAGGATACGATTAATAAAAGTCTCCATTGCCTCAAACACTTCTTGTCTACTATCTGTAATATATTCCTCCATTAGAATACATTCTCTTTCTAAAGCATCGTTTGCTTCTTTTGAAACAGTTATAACTCTCAAAGGGTCACTATCTACTTCTTCATATCTTTCTTTGACAGTCTCATATAACTTAACGAAAGCATCTGCATACTTTAGCATAGGCTCATCTGCACTTCTTATCTCTCCCCAATCTGAGATTAGTCTTCTTCTCATCTGTTGTTGTTGGTGTTGGGGAACTTCCCATATAAAAAGAAGCATTCTTTGAAGAACACCCTTTTCTGTAATTACATTAGTTAACTGCTTTGGAATATAACTTGTCGCAAAAGAAGAACGCTCACACTTACATTCCATAGGTTCATCACCTAATTTTAGTTTCTTCTTGATAATCCAAGTAGAACCCCAAAGAGTATTCATAAATGTATTCAGATATACAATTGAATTTTCTTTGTGTTGCGACTGCTTGAATATACCAGAATACTCAAACTCATCCCACATGGCTAAACCACTACCTTCTAATTGACCGGGTATAGGTCTATCCACTTTCATTGTCATCATTTGCCCATCATCTTGTTGAACCTGTTCTTCAACAGTTTCCATTGAACCAATCAATGCCGCATCAGTATAATCAGTTACATCAAATATATTATAGTCTTCATTATACTTAGTGTTAATTAATTTAAATGCTCTTTCAACAATTGGTTTAAACCAATTAGTTAAAGTTGACTTACCTGTTCCTGAGGTTTGAAGCCACAAGAAATGTAGGCGTATGTCGTCTTTATTTACTCCGCTAGGGATGGCAATCATTGTTTTGCATAGTTGTCCTAACATCGTAAAAAATGCTAACGATGCAGGTACGTTATTATAGTTAGAAGCCTTTACAGCATCTTCTGTAAATTGCTTTGCTATCTCAGGCATAGTAAGTTTGTTACTATCCGTTATTCTATTATCGTCTATAAAAGCATAGAACGCTTCATCTTCAAAATTATTATCTATATTCATACTACCACTCTATCTTCACTATTTAAGGTATCTATTATTCTTGCTGCAATTGTTGGGCCTATACCTTCTATCAAGGTTAGTTCCCCGGCATTGGCTTCACCAATTTCCATAATAGAACCATACTTTTCTATAATCATTTTTGCTTTCTTTTCACTTACGCCTTTAATTGTTGCTAACATATCTATTCTTAAATCATCTGTTGTTATTCTTTTTAATAAACTTGGTCTTATTACATCTCTATTAAACGGTCTCATCTTACTTATTGTTGTTATCAATCTTGCTGCTTTTTGTGGGCTTTCTGTCCAGAACACTCTTGCATCATAATCTAAGGTTATTTTACCAATAGCACCATAGAACTTATTTACTAAGGTATGTTCGGGAATGTTTATGTTTACAAATTGAGGGTACGCCACTAACTGATGTAACGACCCATGAATCACTACTATTGAATGTTCAAAATGTCTATCCATATTGTCAAGTTGGTTCCAAAGTCTTTTGTTTATAACTGACATCAAAAAGTCAATAGTTGATTTGGCTTCAAAACACACATCTCTATAGACATAATCACCAATCTCAATCCATTCTTTTTGACAAGGAATATTTAATTTGGATGCTTCTGATTCAACAAACGCACACAAATCAGATTTTTCTCTGCTATCTATTACTAACTTATCCATCTGCATATCTCCAACATTTACCGGGACAATATCCCTGAGGGATTAATTTATCTTTACAACTTGGTGCATGGTATCCTCCATTTACAATGAATCTAACGTGCTTTAATGTAACTTGTTCATCCCAATCTAACCACACGTTTGCATGTGATGCTATTGCTTTGAACTCATTCATAATTATACCTACTATTTTTTCTCTTTCTTCTGTTGGTAATTCTCTTTCACCCATTGCTAATATATCTCTATACCATTGAGTTAAATACACTCTCGCATAATGTCCGGGATTCTCTACCATGATTGCGTTGTATAAACATGGTATAATTGGTAACTCTCCCGGTGGTTTTGGTGCTTCTATTTCTACATCCACCATTTCAATAGGTTTTACTTTAGGCCACTTCATTAATGTACTAGTTACTCTTTTAGGTTTTTGTCTAGGTTTTTCAGCCAATTTTAAGATAGCCTTAAGTTTATAAAAACTAACATCATTATCATTAAGAGGAATACAAAAATATGGGCCTTCACTACTGAGGTTTACTGTGTTAGGGATTCTGCGAAGTCTATTAGTTTGAACACCGCTTCTATCAAGGGTAGGATAATTTTTAGCCAACCCGGTAAAATATGCTTGAATGCTTCTGATATCATTTACTTGTTCTCCATATACTATAATGTGAAATCCTTTACCAGAAAAGAATGCATCAAACTTTATACCTTCCATGAATAACTTTTCATAAACATTTTTAAAATCAACCCATGCTTTTTCTAACGGTTCACCATGCGCATCAAAATCTAAAAACGCTCTATCAATTATAACAGAAGAATCCACCTTTGCAGTTTCAGCAAAATGCTCAAAATCATATACTGTTGTATAACAGTTCATTACACCATTAAAAGAATTAACCCAATCAGTAAACTCTTTCTTACTTCTTACTATCTGTCTTTTCATTTGTGGAGCGTTCTTTATGTGACTGCCCGCCCAAACTTCTCTTGGAAACTTCATTATTATCATCCTCATTAAAATTTATTTTTGCTTGGCTTAATTGCTCTTTTATTATTATTGCTATTTGTTCCGATAAAATAACATCAACGTTTGCTTTGAAAAACTCACCAAATGTTCTTCCATCTCCGGGTATCTCTTTGTTGAATACTAAGTCTAATTTTTCTTTAGCATTCAATTCATCATATATTTCATCTTGAATTTTTTCTATTAACACATTGATTTGACTAATCTCATCAAATGTCCATATTTTTCCTTTTAACTTATCTATTACTTTTTCTTTAATCATATAAATTCCGCCTCTTGTGCCGCAGGACAAAGTGGTTTAAAACTACAAAAGTTACAAGTCTTGTAATAATATTTTTCTGGGAATGCATTTCTTTCATATGAATACAACAGTTGTGCTATTCCTTTCTTTACTGCATTGATGCTGGTTTTCTTTACTGGTTCAACCTGAATATAATTAGATACAGGATAATACCAACCCCAATGTGTTATTTCTTGTCTTTCAATGCCTTTGTTTCTTAATTCTTCGTCAGTAGCATTATCCATAAGTAGTTTGTAAAAAGACATTTCTGCTCTCATTGTAGTTAGTTTGTAGTCTTTCCACGGCCCTGTCTTCAATTCTATTGGGATGTAATTGTCACCTTGTCTAAACATTCTGTCAATAATACCTTGCAAATGCACAGTATAATCTCGTAGTAAAATGAATTTAGAATTTGTGTCATGAGGAATAGTTATTTCCGCATCTAACATAATCTCATTAATAACAGGAAGATAGTCTTGTAACTGGTCTTTTTGTCTAGCATCAACAAAACGCTGTGCTTCAAAACTAGACATCGTTGCATAAATATCACCATAATCATCAACAGGATGTAGCCCTATATTATATTGGACTAATTCATCGTATGACATACTTTCTGCTTTTTGCACATCAAATGTGTTAAAAAAATCCTCTCTAGTATTGTGAACTACAGTTCCTTTAATCATGGCATCTGTAGTATCTTGTGGCAATCTTTCAATATAAGAAAACTCATATTTCTTAGGACACCACTTAAAAGAACCATATGAAGATTTTGTTATCTTCAATACAGGTTCTTCTTCTTCATGATTCCATTGGTAAGTATATTCCTTCACTCTTCTTCCTCCTTTACATAATGATACACAGAAGTTTGATACGCCATCTGGTTAATAGCATAATCAATACCTGCTTCCATTCCTACTGTTTCTAGTACCTCTAGTAACTTAACTATATTGGCAGCAATCTCTTTATCTTCTTCTGTTGCATTAGGGCCAAATAATCCCCATTCAGCGTCAGATAATATTCCTGCTAATGAATTACCACAGCATCTATTGCCGGGTATTCCATGACTACCTGCTTGCGCAGAATACATATTTTCTTTATATTCTTCAAAACTCATTTTACCACCACTCATCTAATGTTTTTTGGTTTATATCGAACTTTACTTTATCTAAATCCCAACCCATTGCTCGATAAATAGGTTCGGCTTTCTTCACCAATGCATTACCATAATGATGATAATCTGGTGTAGTTGCTATTTCTTCCAATAGTTTCTTTGTGGGGGCAGAAACATATCTTGGTCTTTTCCATTCTCCTGTTACCGGGTTTTTATATCTAGGTCTCGTTGGTATATCTGAAACTCTAACATACAAATAAGAATCTTCTATTTCTTCTGAAAACGATTGTTGATTATACCATAACAATCCTTCTGTTCCTTGAGAAATACTAGGTCTCTTACCTTCTAAAGTAGTTAATGTTTTTTCTGAACCACACTTGGTACAATAATCTATCTCTAATTCTACCAACTCTTTAGATGTAGATTGCTTATTACAATTATAACATTTGAAGGTTAGTTTTTCTGGTTTATATCTACTTCTGTTTGTAAGTTTTTCTAACTCAATATCTCCAGATATTACTTTATTATACCAAGTTTTCAAGAAAGTAGTGACTTCTGATTCAGGTGTTTTCTCCACCCACATTCTCAATACTTTCATCTGAATAAACTTTTCAATCTCAGTTATTGCTACTCTCTTTGCTACAAAGCCCGTCATTACAAACTCAGGCTCATCTAAATATTTACCATCTTTCCAGTTAATAAGTCCGGCGTTTCTATTCTTTGTTGTTCCTACTCCTAGTGATTGAAAATACTTTTCGTGTTCTAAAACAATAGGATGTTCCTCCAACCCTAGAAGGTTAGGAAACTCTTTTCTAACATGGTTATTAAGTAAAGCAAGTATTTCTTCGGTCTGTTCCATTGGCATTTGAACATAAATTGAATCTGTATGACCGTATACTAACTTCATATTTTTCCCACCTTTTTTAACCACAATAGTCCTGCACCCTCATTGACACATTTAGGACACAGATTACCATATTTAGTAGATTGTAAAGCGATTATAATTCCCTTATTATTTGTACCATCAAAGGTCTTACAATTAAAACATGGTTTCATTATACTCCCCCTAATATTTCATTCATAATTACAATTGCTATGATAACTTTTACTAAGCCAAAAACTGTTCTCGCTAATGCTAGAGTACCAAAATTATCTTGCGCCCATAGTTCTATATTAACTCTTCTGCTCATAATTCCATCACCTTGAATGCCGCACTTCTAATTGCTTTTCTCGCACCTGCTGTGATACTTGCGGCCATATCTATATCAGCCCAAGAAAAACCCTGATACCCGATGATACCATAAAAAGAAGCCATCAATCTTTTAACAGCCATCTGATTGTTATACCATTTATAATATTCATCCTCAGTCTCAGCCTCTTTCATGTTTTTCTTATATTGGTTTCTAAGAGTCTTTAGTTCTAAAACTGCTTTCGGCAACATACCTAATTTGTCTGTTTTGTAATATCGCATATCTTTTTGGGTTTCTTCACTAAAGTCTCTAGGAGTTAGAATATTTATTCCAAACCCAGTTTCCTCGTTTGTTTTAGTTTCCCAACTAATATTGAGTGCTACAGTAATTGAAGGATACAGCCCTGCGAAATCAAAAGCCGCAACATTTTCATGTAGTCCATGTGTACCTTCATTAGAAGGGTCATATATCATAGCACCTTCATAAGTTACCTTTGGCCCATCCTTACCAGTAGGAGCCTTCCAATCTGCATTTCTCATAAAATATATGCTTCCCATATTGCTTGCATAAAAACAAGCATCGAAAGGGGCAACTAGTAATCTTTGTAGGGCTATTATAGATTCGGATAGATAATTTTTCTCATCTATCCTAACAAGCAACTCAACATCTTTCTTTGCATATTCAAGATATGTCTCTGCATCCTCAAGCCAACCTTTAGCAAAGAATTCGTTCTTATCAGGAAACTTTTCGCTTACTAACTTTTTCTCATCAAGCAATAATTCTGCAACATAATCTAATGCAAGTGAAGGTAACGTTCCTCTTTGAGAATCATTCCATTGTCTTTCAAATGCAACATCAAGATTTAGTAATATTCTTCCCTTGACAGGTTGTTCGATTGGGGAATAATTGTTAACCTTTTTTGTCATCTTGAGTTTCATTTCTTTGTCGTCAAAGTAAATCCCTTTTACTTCATTGTATGGAGAAAGTTTTCTTGGGTCTAAGTCGTTGTGCAGTAATCTTTCGATAAGTTTCGGCAAATCGAACTTTGACCCGAACCAAGAGATAAGCATATCAGGGTCGCTTTCAGTTAAATCTTTTAGGAAAGCCTCTAGCATTTTTTTCTCAGTATCAAATATAGTTATACCATTTTGAATGTAAGGTTCAGGATACCAAGCATATACTGTATAGTCTTCAACATAACTGTCATATTTTATTATGCAAGTAATAGCACCATCATATTCCCCACCCTGTTGCCACTCCATATCCCAATACCATTTCTTCAAATTATATTCAGGAATAGAAGTAAGTTTATCAACAGTATATCTATACACAAAGGGTACGTCTGCTTCATAGGTATTGTCCCAATTTTTTCTTATAATTTTATTATATTCAGGTAACGGTGGATTCCACGATACCTTCTTTAGTTTTTTACCTTCAAGAGAAACCCAATCCCCAGACTCATATTTTATTTCTACTCGTTGAGGTTGAGAATAGTGACCAAGTTTTACACGGAGAAAACTCGGTTCTCTAGTCTCTTCTTCAATAAAAAAGTAGGGACTGAAATCATTGAAGGATACAAGATTTTCTTTTCTCTCTTCTCCTTCTCTCCATCTCATTGCTATTTCATTTGTTCTATTTAGGGTTGTTATTATCATATTAATTCGCTCTTATGTATGGGGCTACCACTAGTTTTCTGTTTGGGCCTATGAGTAAAACAGGCTTGTCATCTTTCAGATAAAGAAACATAACTCCGTCTTGACAAAATTTATCAAGGGGTGCAGAAAACTCAACGGTAGAAGGTTCGCCTTCGTGTGAGACCATAGGTACAAAACAATCAAAATGTTCTGTTTGATGAAAGTTACTGGAAGACACTTTCAAATGTGTTCCGTTATAATCAAATTTGAATGTAGCGGTTCCAACAATATTACAATGTTTGATTGCTTTAGCAAGTTCTGTTCCTTGAATAGATATCTTAGTATCTAACAGGGTCTTACCGAATGTGGGCATACCTTCGCTTGGTATGCTAAATTGTTGAATCTTAAGTATTGCATTTAAATTACTATGTTCTATAGACATTTGCATTCTAGCAGTTTGGTCATCGTTGCTTAGTGATAACATCGCATCTGTTATTCTAATATTTATTCTATCTGACTTGAATACTTTCAAATACTTATTTAGTTTCTCTATATCAAATATCATCATCTTCTCTTCATCTACAACTACTTGAGTATATACTCGTAGTGTAACGCTTGCGGCAATGGTATCATTTGCATTAGCAAGAGTTATTGTATTATCATTATAAAGGAAGATAACACCCAAATTATTTATTGAGTCTATCTTAGAAACGGTTGAGGACTTATACTTGCCTTTAAGCCAAATTGCCTCAACCGCTTCCTTAAATTTATCTAAGTTAACGGTTATATCTATCATATTGTTCCCTCTCTTAATTCTGGTATTCCGTGCCAAACTGTGTTAGGAGGCTTACCTTCTCTAACAGTCCAAATAGTTCCAACGAGATTACCATTAGTTCTGCTTGCTAATAACTTAGCAACGTACTTTATCTCGCCTTTACTCTCTTGTGCTGAGAAAGAAATCTCTTGCTCTAGTTTTCCACCCCAATCTTTCCAAACCGGGTCATAGCCAACAACAGCGTTATTAAGATAACGCTCTTTCTTGTGAGTAATATATACTACATCACAAGGCAAAGAATATACAGACTCTAACATGAAGTTAAAGGTCTTGTTTCTTTCACCATATTGCCACGGCATTAACTGTGTTACCACTAGTGGATTAGGATTTACCTTAAGCAGAGCCGCATCGTGAAATGTATCTACTCCATCAAATACAAACACAGGCTTTTCTTCCGGGTTTTCTTGCATAAAATCTCTCGCCATGTTAATAAACATTAGTGAGTTCTTTTCAGACTTATTAATATCAATAATGTTGTCCTTATCCTTTATGATAGGACAGTATATCTTTATTCTTTCATCTGCATCGTGATGCTCTCTCCAAATAGATTCTACCCCTCTATCCCAATCTAATACAAAGATTGGTCTATCAGGAAAATCTAGGGCTACACCCGTTTTACCTCTCTTTGGGTCGCCCCAAAGACCAACACATATTCTGCTCTTTTCGGTTCTCTTCTTCAAGAAAGCCTTAGCATATTGCTTGTTCCATTCTTCTTGTTCCTTACCAAAATTAACCTTGTCAATTTCTTCTTTTATCTTATCAGTAGTTTCTAAGTTTTCCTTAGTTACTGCATTACCTTTCTTCTCAGTAGTCCAATCCATTATTATTCACCAAATCTAAATCTATATTTCCATTTCCCCATTCATCAACTATGTCTCTAAGTGATTCTTCTTCAACCTGTATTCTAATTTCTTTACCAGAAGGCAAGTGAAACTTCACCCAATACATAGAACTTTCCTCATTTAATCTCCATGTTAGAAATTCTACAGTTTCTATTTTAACTGCAAAACTACTACCATGAATTACACCATCTTCTATCTTAAACATTTTATCACCTTTGGGGGCATCGCACCCCTTTGACGGTCACAACCACCGCTAGGAGTATTAGGCTTAGAACCAATCTAAGTCTTCTTCTTGTGCCTCAAAGGGTTCAACAAGTACGCCACGGTTTTCTACACAGAAAAGACCGCTAACGTTTAGAGAGACATCTCCCCAACTACCGTCATCATTCTTTCTTTGAGAAGTTCTACCAACTAGAACAACGCTTGAACCGATACCAAAATCAATGTCCAAGTGTTCAGGAATCCAACAAGTAGTTCCTGCCCATGAACCGCCTTCATAATCGAAATCAGCGTTAATGTCTGTAATAGTCATTCTTCGTGTTCCGAAAGAGTTCGGTGTCATATTAATACTAGAAACAGAACCATCAGTAATAGCAAATCTTTCTGGGCTTCTCTTCCCAGAACTTTGCATCTCTGTATGATATCTGTTCAGGTTCAAAAGACCAGTATAGTTAGCAGATGCATGTTCCATAATGTAAGACTGTAGTTCGCTTACAGATGGACACTTAGTTTCATCTTCTTCATACACTAGTCCTTCTAGTGTTCCTGTCTTGAAACCATACAATCTGTTTGAGTGGTTTCTGTCCTTAACAACAGGCACGGTACACAACTTGAAAGTAGTTGGTGTAAAACTCTTACAAGCCTCTCCCTTGTATGAAAAGTAATAAACTCCTGTGTTTCCTTCTACTTCTCCTACAAAGACCCCTGCCATCATCCATTGTGCATGAGGCAAAGGCTTGCCATACATAGGGTTCTTGTCACCATTAGCCCAAGTATGGCGGTCATGCAGAGGTACAATCCAAGTATCTAAATCAACACCAAAATTGTTTTCAGGTAGGTCTGATAGCATTCCTATCTTCTCTCCTTCTTCTGCATCCATTCTTTTTGCTTGATAACCTTCTTGTGTTTGTGTCACAATGGCTACCTTTCCTGCTTGATATGTTTGGTCTGGTGCTTGGTCATATTCACCCTTTACACGGTCATTTTGCCACTTACCCATATCTCTTGCGGCTTCTGCTGAAATAAAGAAGCCTCTAGCCTCCTTAATCCAATCACTACCACCACCACTAGTTTGTTCAGCCTGTGGTTGGTTCTTTAGTGCATTCATGCCACTAAACCACTGTCTAAATAGACTTAGACCCAGTTTACTTTCTTCCGCAGTTATATTATTTTTATCACAGATTTCAGCCCACTTTGCTTCAACCTCTGTTATCTCCATCTCTAAGACCTGTGCGGCCTTAGCAATTTCTTGTCTTATATGTTCATCCATTTTATTCATCTCCAATATGTTCTTTTCTTCTTATATTCTATTACTCTTTTTCTATATTCATCCCATGTCATTCGACAAACTCCAATATTGATGCCTGTCTAATGTCTATTATTAATCCAAATTCTGTTAACTTTGTCTGTCTCATCTTTCTTCATCCTCACTTATAAACTTCAATTCCTTTGCTCTTTCAGCATTTTTCTTTTCGTAGTATATTTCTAATAGTGCTTCTGCTGAAATCACAACACCTGCTAAAATCCAAAATGTATCACTGCTTACCGTTATAATACCTAACGAATTAAGTATTGGTAGTATAATTAATAATAATCCTCCTAATAGAATTATTTCATATCTTAGCATTAAGTGTTTAATGTCTTTCAAATCCACATTACCGTCTTCATTAAAATCTAATATTTGTCTGCTCAAAACTGTTTGCCTCCAAACAACGCTCTCCATAACATAAACAAAAGGAATACTACTACTACTCCATCCATTATATCATTTGTCCTACCATCCAAGCGGCTAGTAACTTTGGTGTCATATTACTACTTCTCCACTCTGCTTCACCTATAACTCTTAATAGTTTAAATTTAACTGGTGAACCTAACTCCATCCCCATAACACTTTCATGTAAATTTATACAAACTGTTTTCATATCTACCGATAAGGATAGCAAATCATTAATTTCTTTGAGTGCATTTTCATATTGTTGAGAAATGATTTGTTCCATTATATTGTCGTAAGGTTCCATCATTCTTGTTATTTGTATTGTTAAAGGCGTTTTGCTGGCAACCGAAGCCTGTAACTCCGTGATTGCCCTACGCAAGTCACCCCCGACAACAGGTATAAACATTTCTAAATCATCTTGGCTAATACCGTCAATATCTTCTTCTGAAAGTATTTTGCTCAATACATACTCAATGTCTTGATTAGATAACTTACTAAACAAATAGTTAGCACATCTTGATTGTAAAGGTATAATGATTTTGTTTCTATTGTTTGTTGTAATCACAAAACGAATATTGTGACTATATCTTTCCATTATACGCTTTAGTGCGTTTTGAGCATCAGGGGTCATCCCATCCATCTCATCAAGCAATACAATCTTATGAGGTACATTACCAACCTTCATTGAAGTAGCAATCTCTTTTATCGTGGTTCTTACAGTTTCAAGTCTTCTGTCATCAGAAGCATTTATTTCAAAGTAATTACCCGATAGATTGTCACCTAGTATTTCATTTGCTAATGCACCACCTGCCGCAGTTTTACCTGTTCCTGCAATGCCGTATAACAATACATTTGGCATCCCATGCTCTTTCCATGTTTGCGCATCATTTACAAATTTATCTTGTCCTATTATATCTATTAATCTTTGTGGTCTATATTTTTCTGTCCATAGCATATTTATACCCCTTCCTCTGGAATCGAAGACATTAATACTTCTCCTTCCATTGATATTACATCATTCAATTCTGCTTCCGATAACACTCCTTGTGAATGCAGGTCTATCGAATACACAATTCTTTGTGCGGCTTCTTCACACTTTTCAATCCATTTTAGATGTTCCTTTGAAACTCTTTCCATGTCATCAATCAAAGATTTCTGAGTGCGTATATTTTCTCTCATCCAGTCTACACCAATGAAATCATCGGGTAAGCCGTTAACTAAATCTTTTAAATTATCATATTCAGAAACAACGTTCATTCTAATTGTTTCTTTGTTTTCCCATCTATCTTTCATAACTGTTAGCATACTTTCTAACTCTCTTATTATAAATTTATGTTTCTCTTTTCTCATTATTCTTCCTCCCATAGTGATTTATCCCACGGGTTCATCATTACAATATAATCATTTACAAATACATTTATACAGGGAATACATACATAACCTTTATCTATTTCAACAAAGGTTCTTATTCCAAACAACTGTCTGTTCTCATGTTTGCAAACTATACAGGTTTCTATTTGGTGCTTAGATTTTTCTCCACAGTACCAAATAGTCATTTATTCACCTACATATTTCCAAGTGGAGGGTTTCACATATACGAAATCCTTATGCATTTTTAATATGTTGCCCATCTGTTGATTATTTGTTTGTGTAAATCTATGAATCTTACCTCTTTGACTCTTGTAATTATTACACCATTCCACAAGAGTTTTGATATGAAAGTGCTGTTGTTTAAACTTTCTTCCATATTCCTCTGCGGCTCTAATTCTATGTTCATGCTTTAACTTACCTGCCATTAAAAATCCCCCAGTGTTGGAATCTTTCTAACTAGTTTTCTTTTCTTCTTAACAGGCTCAGGCAATCTAAGCACTCTTCTTTCTAAGTTATTCAACTTCTTACTAGCATACTTAGCGAAGTCTTTATCTTTAACTAATTGCTCTAGCAAATAATAATCACTAGTTCTTAGTTTTAGTTTTCTACAGATTCCTGCTTTGTGGTTCTTTTTCTTCCTATCAGGAAACTTTGGCCTAGATACTAGTTTACCATCATGTGCATAACCTAACAACTCATAAAAGTAATCTTGGCCCCATCTTCTTTTTACCTTCGCATCAATGTATGCTACTTTATGAATACCAATATTCATAGATACCCAATGTAAAATCTGCTCATCAAAAGGTTTACTCCATTTGAGTTCAGAGACTACGCTATCCCTATCAGTTTCTTTACAGTAATAAGAAAGCAAAGAAAATATGTTTTGGCTTTCAACACCAATATCATTGGAGCCGGGTGCAATCTGTTCTATTTCTTCACGCATCACATTCTTTGTTGCTCTCTTTAGTTTACACTTTTCAAATATTTTCTTTGGTACGTCTTTTTGGTTATTTGATAGTATAACTATCTGTCCTCTATAGTTATTGATAGAATCAATAATTAATTCTATATTTGGTTTGTATGTCACATCTTTAATTAAGATGCCTCTTTCTAAAGAAATACTATTATTATCAACAACATCATATTCATTAGCATATTTGATAATCGGGTCGGCACTAAGATACTCCATAGCCTTCTGTTGCTTGGGAGTTCCTTCTTTACCAACAATAATTATCGGTCTTTTTATTTCCATTCCTATCATTTAATCTCTTCCATATTCATTATTTCTTTATAAGATGCACCGCATTTAGGACAATCAATATCCAGAAAAAATACTCTGGAAAACGGTTCAATACTGATTGCTGCTGTAAATGCAAGTTGGTCATATTTACACTCTCGACATCCTTGTTTTATAGTGTCTTCTGCAAACCACGCTAACTTTTCTACATCTTGTTTTGTGAACATTAGATTTCGCCCTTTAGTTCTAAAATCTTTTCAAACCCTTCTAAGGTTAAGTGTTCACCATTATCTATTAATCTTATAATTTCTTTAAAGTCTGCCCACATATTTTTTGAGTCTGGTAAATCATCTGGTACTAACTGACAAAGTTTCCATATGTTTACCAAACCGCCAACTGTTAATATTGGTCTTGGCCTACTCTTATGTTCTTTTTCTTTGAAGGTATATTTAATACCTCTTTTATGTAAGGTGTCGCCAAGAGCCAATAAAAACTCTTCACTACCTCTAAAATTTATTCTAACTCTAACTCTATATCCAATAGAGGTATCATCAGACCTTGACATATGCACTTCTGGTTTTGTCAAGGATAACAAAATTCCTTCTAACTGTCCTTTACTAAACATTCATTCTTCCTCAAATTTTATTTCATTGTCTTGTTCCATCAGCCATTTTTTATGGTCATTAGCATACTCTCTATTTTCAGGCCAATGACCTATACCTTGAGTCGGACTCATTTCTAGCCAATACCAATGACTTGCATCTATAACCTTCTTACGTTGCGTATGAGCGTTTATCTCTGCTTTGGTTGCTAACTCTCTTATGATGGAATCTAACCATTCGGCTATAGCATAAGGCAAATCATGAGATATACCTAATTCAACTTCTTCTTTGACTATATCCATAAACTTGAAACTCAACATACGTCTTCTTGAGAAGGGTTTGGCCTTTGGAACGATTAAGTTTTTATTTTCGTCTAGGTAGGGAACCATTTTCGCATCCATCTTTCGGAAACGACCCCTACGTTCCTCCCCGACTAGTTTCAAATATGCCGTTTCGCCTTCGATTTTAATACAATTATACGGCAAATTGTTTATTAGCGTTATATCACCCGCTTTAATCATTTTATGCCATCTCCTGTAGTCTTGTCAGCGTATCAGCGTCAGAAGCAAACTTGTCGTGACGGATAGCGCGGCTTCTTGGAAATCGAAGCCCGATGTTTCCTTTAGCATCCGTTGAAACTAAATCACTTCTTACAGTCAATACAACTCTTGGGAGAAAATAATAGGTATCTCCTTCAAAGTAATCAACATTCTTTCTTAACTCTTTTGTTAAGAAATCTAAGTCCCAATCAGAAAATCCTGTTCCAACTTTACCTACGGGTACATAGTCAGAACCATCCTTTACAGAAATACCAAATGTTCCAAAGACATTACTTCTTTTGCCTTCACCATATGAAGCAGAAGTAATGACAACATCTAGTTCGATTAGTGGTGGCTTATACTTTAACCATCCCTTGCTTCTCTTACCTGCTTGGTAAGCCATATCAGCATCTTTAATCATAATACCTTCATAACCCCAATCAATTGCTAGGTTATATGCCGCCTTAATACTTTCGGACTCAAATCGCTTTGCTTGAAATACATCAGGTACAAATTGTTTCAATCGTATTAATCTCTCGGAAAAAACCATATCAATACAGACTTCTCCATTGATAGACAATACATCAAAAACTGCTAATTGTACTGGGCATTGTTCTACTGCTTCTGCAATATTTTTCTTATGTACTCTTTTTGCCATTAACTTATGTTCAGCAGGTTCGCCGCCTCTTGGATTAATAGGATATATTTCAGTATCTAATATTGCATCATCTATCTCAAAATGAGAAACTGATTCTACGACATCAGGAAACTGCGCTGTAACAATCTTTCCTTTACGATTAAAAATAATAATGTCCTCACCTTTCTTATGAATCTGATATCTGTTACCATCATACTTTACATCAATGATATATTTATCTGGTCTTTCCTGTCCCTTTCTAGGTTTAGCAAGCATTGGAGATACAAACACTCCATGTTCTAATTTACATTCAGGTTGATAACCGCCTTCTAATGCTTCTGTTATAGTACCTACATCATTAAACATTCTAAAGTATTCTATGTCTTTTAGTTTATAATGATATCTTTTTCCTAGAATCTTCAAAGGTATTTTGTTGCTGATACCATTTCGGGGTGTTCTCAGCCAGTACCTAATGAACCATTTCTTTTCTCTAGCACTAAAGGAGTTGAATGCTTTTTGAAAAACATCATAAGTATTACTACCTTCCATTCTACTATAATCTAAACACAGCATAGAATAAACTGCCGCCAAAGAATAATTAGAATCAGTTTCATTACCCTCATCTATTTGAGCAACTGCTTCTGCTAAATCTCCCCAAGTATAAATAGAATCATCTAACTCATCATCAAAAATACCTAGAGCAGTACAAACCCATTTCTGCACTCTCTTAGAACCTATGTTGGAAATGGGAAATTCTAATGCAAGAACTTTCATCAATATAATATTATTAGTATTGATATCTTTCATTGCCTGACTAACTAAATTTACTTTAGTAGTAGGAGATACATACTCCAAACTTTCACATAGTCTAGCAAATGCAGAAAACTTCATTCAACCTTCTCCCAATGTTTTTCATAGCGCATGTTGATTCTAAGTTGCCCACCATTACCATCTTGATATTCAAGAACATATATTGGTATAGGCCAATCTGCTTCTATTGAATCAACAATAGCCTTTCTATGGGTATGTCTATTAACTAACAAATCATTCACTTTGAACTTCATTTGCCTCACTCTCCGAATTGAATAGTCTATTTACTAGTTCAATACCTTGCATCTTTTTATAATCTTTAAGTGTAGTAACAACACACTCAAAACACACAGTATCTTTGAACCCTATTCTTGGGTTATCTATTGCAAGTAACTGCTCCTTATCTTCATTGCATCTAAAACAAACTGTCACTGTCCCGCCTCATATGTTGTAATATAGAAATGCTGAATCTTTTTGCCACAGTGTTTACAACCGCCCTTATCATCGGCCATGTGTTCAAACTCCCATTTGGTTCTCCAACACATACACCATTCAGTTCTGCTCAAAATGTCCATCACCTCTTTTTAATAAGACCACCGCAGAGCGTATATGGTCTACATCTAACTTTTTACGGCTAGATTCTGCATGAACGGCTACGGTTGAAATCATCAACGCCATAACGTAGTCTTCAATACATTCTTTTATTTCATCAAAAACCATAGAAGATTTGTATACATCAGGTAGAAATTCATTCAATACCTTCTTCACTTGGTTCTTGCTCGTTATATTCAACTTCTTGTTGTTTATTATCATCATTATCACCTATTGCTTTTCTTATTGCTTTCAGAAGAGTCTTACCCTCTTCCATATTTACTCTCAAACCTTTACGGGTTGGTTCCCCATTCTTATACCAACGCATATCTATTATGTCTATATTCCAAAAATTTGCTGTTCTGATTACTAATTCATCAGAAGCATTTCTTGGTATTCTTGCTATTGTTCTTTCATCTTTCACGAATCAAACCCTCCTTAAAGGAATTTACATCTTTCATGTTATACATGTATTGTGGAGCCTCAAACTCATCTAGTCTATTTGCTATCCAAACTGCCCCACCTAAACTGCTAATTTGTACAATTTCGTATTGACCCAATTCACCATCAATTACTTCTAAGGTATGAACCTCAGGAACTAACCCGTACAAACGAGTTAATTCAGACGAAACCGCACTTAAATTATCAGCGACATATTGTATAATATGCACTCTTTGAATTGGTATTTTAGCATCAACAGTTACTTTTAGTTTACCTTCCCAACCACAACCGACACACCCTAATCCTTTTTTACCATCTCCTTTGGCACAAATAGGACAAGGTATTTCTGCGGGCATAGGTGCAGGAAACTTAACTGTTATTGCCTTTGCCACACTATCACTCCATGCCTGTCCATTCACGATATACAACCGAATATTCTACAGTTATATCATATGGGAACTTAGGAAAGAAAAGGGTACTGTTACCCATCATAGGTGCATACCCATCTTCCCAAATTATCCCGTCTTGGGATAGATACCCACTTAGAGTAAAGGACTTATTGTTAAAGACAATAGCATTGTCTTCTGTCACAAAACTCATGTGCGTAGCATTTAGCCTAAAGGAATCAACCTGTAGCCATGTGCTGTTGTTACCAAGAACAACTACAGGAACGGTTGAATTATTATCATCAACCATTACTGTATATGTTGCATTAAGATATTCCCACTCTGGGGCATTTGCTCCTTCAACAACCGTTGGAGGGTCAGGAATTGCTTCAGCACAACCTGCTATTACTGTTGATAACATCAACAATACTACTAGGTTTACTTTACTCATCCGTTCCACTTCCATTATCTGATGTAATGTTTCTTTGCATTACATCAAACGTGTGGGAATTCCCACTCTTTTTTATTGTAACGTGAGCGAATACTTCGCCATCACGCATCAGACGTAGAATGGTTTCATCACCACAATCAACGTCTTCCACCTTTACTTTGCTTGCTTCTTGTCCAAACATCTTATCACTCTTCTTCTTCATTCCAAAGCGTTTCCATAACGCTATTGACAGTATTCCATCTATTCTCACGCTCAGAAAACGTGTATAGATGATGACCTTCATCATTATATCTAAATCTTAAAACTGCTTTTTGATACTTTCCAAGTACCGTAGCAGAGTTTAGTTTAGAATGCCATATGTTCACCGTGTTCTTATCAGTCGCACTAAAATACGCTTGACCGAATGGATGTGTGTGAATCCACTCTTTTAGCGGTAACTTCATTCCTGTTGGGAATTGCCCATCAAAGGATACAAATCCGGGGGTTCCGACACTGATATGAAGTTTATCATTGTCATCAATCACCACTTGAACCTCTCTGGGAATATCAAACGCATATTGTGACATGTTCCATATAGAATCATGGAATCCTTGTTGTGTATTCACACGGTATGAAAATTCTATCTTATCTTTCCAATCAGGGATTCTGATTTCTAAGCCGTCAACATTACTCATCATTCATTCACCACGCAATCTTAGCAACTTGGCTTCAGCCTTTTGAATCTTCTTCTCATGCTTTCGCTCCCCTCGATGAATCAACCAATCGAGCAGTCGCTCTAGCAGACCGGGCTTTCTAGCACTGTTGCTAACTTTAACTTCTTTCTTTGTGTCATTAAAGTTCACTGGATTCATTTCTGCTGAACCCAAATATACTCCCTTATCCTGCATGGTAACTTCATGGCTTTGAACCAATATGCTATTCATGTATTCAGGATTCTTTCTGATTTTCAAAAGTCTGCTTCTACAAGCATGTAGTGTTCTACCTAGATGCTTTGCAGTAGAATTTCTTTTTGCGTCATTTGCTGACCAATTAGCCAACAAATACTTATCATCAGAAGGAGTCCAACCCATACCACTATTCTGCGTAGGATAGTGACGCGGGTGTTTCTTTCTTACTTTTTCCATTGTAGGAAACTGTTTTTCTGTCATCTTCTTTACCTCTTTTTCTATCTTTTCATGGTTACTTCCCATGACTTTCTTTTCAATCTTCATTAGATTTTCCTTTTCTTTATTTAGTTTTCGCAACTGATGGTCAATTGCTTTTACACTTCTTTTTCTATCATGGAATTTCTGATTGTAAAAATGCACCACTAATGGGTCTGGTAGTAATTTACCGTCATCCATCTTACTATGTGCAATCTTCCACAGAAAGTCCTTTTCTTCTTTTGTCCATTTCCAACTCATATATTTATCACCATTTTATCTTTTACTTCTTCACCATTAAACCATCTTTGAATCCATTGTGCGGCCATACCTGCTACTGCAACATGGGTAAAATGTACGGTTTCTGGTGTTATTTCTTCTTGGTCTCCTTGACAGGAGAAAGAACCATCCGGCCCTTGTAAGAACATATCGCTAAACTTGGGGTCAGTTAAATAACTAATCAATGCCCCATTTCTACCTTGCGCTCTTAAATCTAACCACTTAACTTTAGCATCATCTTGAAATCCTTGTCGGTACAAAAGTCTTCTAATGTCTAAGTTGTCTGCACAGCATACTACCAAATCAGATTTAGAACCTTTGATTTGTGCATCTGTCAATATATTGTAAGGGCTTCTTACATGACCAACACTAATTCCCGAAAGAGAATCAACCTTCTTTTGGCCTACAGTAGCCTTACTAAAGTTTTGATACAACAGATTCTTATCCTCTACTATATCAGGGTCAGCCAAATACATTGAGTATATACCAACCTTTTTCAAAAGAGGGGCTAGATAACTACCTATCCCTCCTACACCTATTATCATTATTTTTCTTTTATTTTCATTCATATCTTACACCTAGTATAAATTCTTCAAAGGTTAAGTTCTGAAAGCCTTCCTTTGAAACATGGAATAAATTCATATAATTTTTCCATCTGTTTTTTATTGCCTGTGGGGTTGTAAAGAAAACCCTAGCAATCTCATCTATTACAATCCAATTTTGCATTTCTCTATCCAACTGAATATGAACATACACCATCATAGCGTAGTTTGACATCAGTTGACCTATACCTTCATCTTGAAGCACTCTATCCATATAGAATATTAATTGCTTTGCTCGGTCTTTGTAAGACTCTTTGAACATATAGAGATTTGAAAGTATAGGGTCAAGAGAACGTTCCGGGCTATTATGTCTCCACCACGGAGTATCAATATATCTTTTAACGTCTTTTAGATATCTCTTGAAATGTTTTTTCTCATAGTTATACATTGATTTTTTTATGTCGTTAGGTATCATGTGTAACTTAAACACATGATGCACTATTGCTTTTGCCATTACATCAACAAAATTTTCAGACAAATATGAAGAGTCTCTTTCTGTATGTTCTTTCATTATCCAATATAAATCCTCTTGGACTTCGGAACTTAATACATACTCAGACGTAATCATATTTACCTCTGTTTGTAGCCTGTCCATAGTTTTTCTAACTTCTGTTACATTGGGTTTGTAGGTGATTGGTATCACATCCTCATGGATTCTATTTACCAATACAAGCCTACATTCCCCACATACAAACTCATCTAAAAACTCATCATAATCTATGATGTTGCTACTACAATTAATACAATTCATCTAACACTTCCTAATTTATCATTTAGCATTTCACCAGTTATTTCCTCAAACTGGAATCTCGATTCACGGTCACCGTCTAGCATAATCTTTGGAATATATCTAGCAATGGTGTTAACCAACTTAACAGTCATCTTATCGTTTAGAAGTGCTAATGCTCTAGCCGCATATTGGTCTCCCAAACTAGTATTTGTGTGAACATTGTCAATACAGATTGGCCCACGCAAAACACCACTTTCAAACTCATTGTGGTCATGTCTGTAGTTATTATCCAAATCATATTGAATTACTTCGCTTGAGATATACACATATGTCTTTACCTTTTGAATCTGAGTTTTATATTCAGAGTCTATGATAATCCAATCTGCCATCTTTCCACGAACCAACATTGCAGTTATCTCTTTCTTCTTGTGGTTTAGATACTTTACAATTCTAATTCTATCAGGATATTTTGTTACCAAATCTTTCATCAACTGTTGCGCTCTTTCTTCAATCAAATCAGAAGTACGGTTTTGTGTTAGAAACTCCATCATAAGATGGACTTGTGATTCTGTGGGTTCAGAACCAATTAGTTTCTTCCAAAGACCTTTGGGACTTAACATCCATTTGGTAGAACGCTTATGATTATGGTAATGAAAGTTAATGAATATATCTAAGTCCTTTACAGAAATTGGAGCCCAAACTCCATCAGATATTTCTAATGCCGCTTCTGATGGTGAAATCATTTCAGTGTTTAATCTTACTTCTATTCTTTCACGCATTCCCTCTTTGTTAAAAGGGTCACGAATAAAGAAATAAGGAGTACGGTTCTCCAATGCATACTTTACATTCTCAGGCAATATAATCATGTTAAACATGTATTGCATTAATGTGATAGCATTATCTTCAAAACAAGAACGATAAACTGTTCTCGCAATTGTGACCATCATATTCTTCTTGGTCATTCTGTTATTCATCAGATAATAGTATGGGTCTTTCTTTTCTATTGTTAGAATCATTGGCCCGCCATTGGCCTCATCAACAACGTTTGGGAATACTATTGCTATCTTAAACTTCTTTGGCGGAGACCAATAACTTCTTCCATTGTTACCATTTATCTTTAAGAAACCCGATAGAGCATCAGCAATACCCATAACTAAAGGGTCGCCCTTCTTTCTTGAACGTGTCAAGTGACAAGTTATTTCTCTTCTGAAAGCAGGTCTTGTGCGCACATAGGTTCTTTCTCCCAATTCATAGGTAGAATATATATCAATGTCAGTAATTTGTTTACTACTAGCATTGTCGTCTGCCGAGTTAATAACTACGGTACACGCTTGCTTATATTCATAATTACTTAGCATCAGCATCACCCTCATAATTACGATGCCACTCTCTAGTTTCTTTAAAGAAACCTTTGTTCTTAAGACTTGTTAGATACAAAGTATCACAGCCTTCGCTAAAAGTATGCACTATAACAGATGCTTTGGGTAATCTTCTAAACTCTCTCCAAGATAAAGTAACGTTAGATATTTTGGGTCGCTCTAACTTTGGTTGACCTCTTCCCTTGAATCCGTCATTCTTTTTTCTATATCTTTTATTATCCTCAAGATACTTTTTATATGCGTTAATTATCTGGGTCTTATTCAATTCTTCATACAACTTTAATACTGCATCATCATTCATATTTATTCCTCAAAATTTTATATCCATCTTTTTAGGATTCTTTTCATACTTCAATTCAGTTACCTTAGTTGAAGTAATCGTAATCAATTCCAGTTCTAGTCTCTTTAACTTTCTGTTAAACTTAAACTTCCAGAAAAGGTGTCCACCACGATAGGGTGTAAAGTAAGCCTTGTTTTGTTTACTGACATTCTTTAGTTGAATACAGTCTTTTAACAAGTCTTCTTCTTCTAGGTCTGGTAATTGTCTGTCCCATCTCTCTAGGAAATGATTTCTCATCACTACCCAAAAGAAATGGAAGCCATCCTTTTCCATTACCTTGTGTTCTTGGTTAGAAAAAGGATTCCAAAACTTACCGCAACTAGTGCATTTAAGTTTGGCGTTCATCATTAGTTCAAAATTGTTGTTTCCACATTTACAAATCATCATTTTCATTCACTTCTATATATATTCCAATATCGTTATACAGTTCAATTAATTTATCGAACTCACTATCATAGGGTACTATTCCTGATACTATAAATAGTCTTCGGACATACCCCAAAAAACTCTTTATGCTTTCTAATCCACTTACTGTATCTTCGTAATATCTACAAAGGGCATTCAAAGCGGTGTCTCTATTATGATACAAATATTCATCCCTATAATGTCCTACATAGGTAGACGTTGGTATCTTTACCTCTTCTTTTGCCTTTTCATAAATCATGGGCCAAATAGCATCTAATTGTTTAGAGTTTTTTATTATGTGGTGTTTAGATGTCACATCCACCGCCACCACATGCGGGGTCACTAAAATCAGTAGAATCATCAAATTCTACAATCTTAGTTAAATCTACGTCTTTCAAAGATTGAAGCATCTTTTCATACGTTGCCTTATCACATGCTTCAAACGGTGCTTGCTTGTAAACAGCAAACTCCGGGTAACATGAAAGGCCGTTGTAGTAATGTCTGTTTAACCACATCCATTCTCCAACTTCATCCCATTGACCATCCTTAATATAGACAGTCGCAGAAATGTTGTGAGTATTTTGACCATCACTGTGTCCGGGGTTAACCCATCTAATAGTCATGTTCTTTACTCTTTCTAGGAACTCAAATGCATTCTCTTTATCGGCAGTTAATGCATGGTCTGGGGCTTTTTGAGGTATCTCAATTACTGCACCCGCCGGATTACCATCTTCATCATCAATCAATTCAGGATGATTTTGAAGTAGATAATTATAAATTGGTTCTTCCTTACCAATTCTAATTCTTCTAATATAGTATTCAGAATGCCAAGCATGAATACCACTTGACGTTCCCAATACCATTGAAGAAGTTCCTGAAGGCTTTACACAAGTAATTCTTGAAGCAGGATTTATTCCTAGTATATCTGCCCACTTCTTGTTTATTTCTTTAGCCTTCAAAGCCGCACCTGTTACATCTAACAAATCAGTTTTTTGAGATGCGATACCTGTCATAGATACACCCAACAAAGCATCACGTTCTGTTGTTTCTCTCCATATATCTCTTAGATAATAAAAGTCAGTATAGGATGCTTGTAATGTTCCTAGTATTGTTGCGGCTTCTACTCTTTCATACAGGTCTTTATCGTCTTCTACAGTATTAGCATTTATTTCTGTAAGATTACAGAACTGATAGGGTCTAAGAGCGATTTCACAGCAAGGATTAGTTCCCCAATCTTTATCATGCGTAAAATAGATTCCGGGTTCTCCAGAACCAGATTCTTCTATTTTATCCCACAACTGATTAAAGTAATCCTTTGTTACTTTACTTCTCAAAATAACTGCTGAGTTATTACTTCTTGCTCTTTGTGAATTACCATCCCACCATTGTCCAGACTTGCAAGTTTGCATCTCATGGTCATCAGCACTGAATAATGATATCAATGCGGCTCGTCTATTTCCACCTGCTGTAACTGCATTAGCCATATGACAAATAATATCATGGCATTCTAGCGGAGTCAACCTATCTCCATCTTCTTTAACTCTAAGCATGTTTTCTACAATAGTCATGCATTCAATTAAAGGTTCAGGGCCGGGGGCTTTTCCGCCTCTTGTTTTCAAAGGCGCACCCATAGGTCTAATATCATCGTAAATAAAGCGGGGGCTTTGAGTTAGTTCTCCTGTGTAAGAACGGAATAACTCCTTGATAGCATCTGCCCAACCTACGATAGAATCCTGAACAACTATCTTTCTACTTCGCTTTGGATTAGGCTTTCTAATCTCCGGCAAATGAATAGTATGATGTCGTTGGACTGAAAATCCTACACCTGTTCCATTGAGTAATAAAAAGAATATCTCATGGAAACAAGCAATATCATCAATTGGCAAATAAGCACAATTGTAAATACTGTTGGGTGCAATTTCAATCGGTTTCCCCGCATACTGCATGGAGCGCATCGAAGGTAAAACCTTTCTTGTCATAACGAAATCATCGTAAATACGATTTATCTCATTAAAGACTTCTGGGCCTAAATGACCCATCTTCTTTAGATGCATGTTTCTGTTTCTATTAACAGTTTCTTCCCATGTCTCCTTTCGCTGTTCTGCTCCTATATATTTTGCATATTTTAGATAATGAGTTATTCCACTCATTATATTTCTCGCTGTCTCTTCTTGTTTCATTAGCACTTCACCTGTGTTCTATACGGCATTTGGACTAGATTAGAAAATGAATAAATCCACTCTCCGTTAAGCCCTTTTATTAGCCATTCTTTCTCAACCTTAATATCCCAGTCAGGAAACGTATCATACGCTTTATCCCCCAGTTCTTCATAAAGTTGTGAAAAGTCTTCATATTCTTTGCCATTATAAACAAATAGCATATTCCCATCACATACTATTACTGCTTTCTTACTAAAACCTAGTATGTGTCCGATGGGATAAAAGTCTGCTCGCACTATTGCTAGATTATTATATGTATTATAATCCTTTACAGACCATCCAAAAATTTCCATCATCTTAGGAAAATAAGATGTGGTTATGAAATTAAAATTATCTTCACTTATCATATTTACACCCCCATTAGGGCGAAGGAGCAGAGCGCAAGGGGTACGCCCTGCTACCTTCATAAAAAATTTAGACGTATTGAAGGGGCTTAGTAGCCGCCAACAATAGCCTGTGTCAAGTCAACAGACTCAACAGAATCCCAATTAACTTCTGAGATTGTTTCTCTTGAAGTAATCTCTCCATCAATAAAAACCCAGTGGGTCGGATGGTCGTTAATTTGGTCTATAACCTCTTCAGCCGTAACTTCTAAGGTCGTGTGTCCAGTATCATTCATTATAGTCAATAACATATTTTTACACCTTCTTTTTCTTGCCGGGAACCGTTCTAGTTGCCCCGGACTTATCAACCTTGCTGCTGTTGCGCGGATTGTCGAGCCTCTAGGACTCTAGCGGTAAGCAGGTTTATTGTTTCTTCATATTTGCTAACTAATAGATTTAGATTTTGGTTAGCCACTAAAAGTTGCTGATAAGCACCGCTTACCTGTTGCAACTGTGTAGTTGTCTCTTCCAATTCCTTCTCTAAGTCAGCCTTAGTTTTCTTCTTATCATCACTCATTGTGTTCTCTCCTTTCTTATTCTACTTATTTCATCACTAGCATCTGATTTACTGATGTTATCAATATCCCCTTCATATCCTAGTCGAATTAAGTAATCTTTTTGTTTTTGAGTTGCGGGAGTCGCATCTCTTTTTGTTTTATCAAGTATTTCCCATAGTTTATTCAGTTGTTTATCTGTTAATGGGTTGCCTCTAACCATCTTGTGTTTGATATCTGTTAAGAATCTTTCCTCCCAATTGTCCTTTCCTTGTTCTGGAACGAAAGGTTCTAGACCGTAATACTCACACATCTCCAAAAATTTAGGCTGATGTGTAATCTCTTCAACGGTTTCAACAACTCTTTTGCGTCTTTCTATTGCCGCCTTCTTTCTGTTCTCCTGAATTTCATCGGCTTTTCTTATATCTTCAAGTCGCTCCTTGACAAAATCATCCTCTTTTTTGATGATGGCCTTAGCCTTCTCAAGTGTGTAAAAGAACATCATTGTGTCATTATACAGTTTCTTGTTAGGCCATCCTTTCTTGTTAATTTGAGCCTTTGGGTTATCAGGGTGATTCCATCGCCATACAATAGAAGCCATCTTATAACCCGGTTCTCCGTAGTTACCTTCACTACGCTTTCTTATCTGTGTTTTGTCTCTATACATTCTTAGAACATTATCGTAGTATTTCTTACCTGTTCTTCTAACATTAACTCTAAGGTCAATATCTTTGACTGCATCAAACATACTAGTGAAATGTTCACCATGCATATTCCACCAAGCATTCTTTTTCAATGCTTCAACTCTGACGGTAATCCATTCCTCAATCATCTCGTCAGTAATGTAATCATCTTCTAGTCCTGTTTCTTCACGAATAGCACGAAGAATCAGATAAGAGTTTATGTGGTCTGAACCCACACATTCTCTAACATCAGTTTCAGTGTTATGAATTTCAAAATGATAAACAATATCGTGACCACATAAACACTTGTTCTGGTGTTGTGCAACCCAATCAGGTGGATTATCTTCATCACCTATTTCATGCCACCAAACCTTTCCGGTAGCAATCCACTCATGTTTAGCATCATCATAATTATCAGCCTTTGATAAGTTTGTCATTCTTTCTTTTAGTTTTCTATCCCAACGACCATTTCCTAATGCTCGCTTTGGTATTAAATCTGTCATTTTCTCGTTCTCCCTATTTTTATTCTTCTTCGGATATATGCATTCTATTCACATACACCCATTTATCATTTCTATATTTATCTTTTGCCTTTGTTAGAACTGAACTTCTACCATATAACTTGGCCTGTGCTTCTAACTTTAGACAGATAGCGTGTCCTTCTGATGCTTCATTGTTAGCATAATACACTTTATCACTGAAATAGATTGGGTTAAATCTATCACACCAAACACCGTTTGTGTGTTCAGATAAACCACATATTCTACATATTCTTGGTGGTTTAAGTTTAGGAGCCATTTAATTGACTCTCCAACTTCTTTACTTCTACTCTAAGATAGTTTAATTCTTTAACCATCTTATGATATTCCTTTAAACTCATGGTCATTACAGGGCCATCATCTGATTGATATACTGTTTTACTACTCATCTTCATTCACCTTTTTATCTCTTAATTCTACTTCCCATGTGTCTTCTAATAGTCCTGCACCAAGCATCTTATAGATTTCATTTAGTCCTACAGCAAGAACACTGTAGTTTCCATTTTTCTTTTCTACAAGAGTCGGAGCAGTTTTTACGTTTAACTCTCTGTATAAGTCTGCATAAGCAGATGGATATACAAACTCCCACGATTTGTTATTTGATTGGCAGTAACTATACAATTGCTTGCATGGTTCACAGTTTTCTGTTGAAAACACCAATAGTTCTCTCATTTACTCATCCCCATCATTTTTCACATCTCGCTTGTCAAGGTTAATTTCATCGGGTATCTCGTCTAACAGACCTCCACGATACATTTTATAAATGTTCTCAAAGGTTTCTGCCAACTTGATATATTTTTCTCCTTTTACCTCAAATAATGTTACAGGGGTTTCAGGTTTCATACCTAATTCCTTAAATAACATTTCGTTATACGGGAAATGAAGAATATCCATTGTAATATTATTAACATAGATATACTGCTTCAAATCCCTAGCCTTACCATCTTCCCATGCTAACGCTACAAACTTTCTCATCTATTCATCTCCTTTCTGCATTTAGCACAACCGTTGCGGCCTTTGTGTATTGAACCAAATGGTATACCAAAGCCACATACTTCACAATAAAACTTAGCCATTATTCTTCCTCCATCATATCAATAGTCTTTTCCAATGTCTTGACTTGTTCCTTTAACTCAAGTATTTGTTCCTCCACAGACTTATTACGAATATATGGCCTAGTTAATTGGTATATTTCGTTGAGAAGAATATGTGACTTATCACATCGTAGGTAGGGTTCAAGCGTACTGGCTATGTGGTCTATTTCTCTTATAACATTCTTAGCCTTCTTTTCTCCTTTAAGAAGACTTGTTATCAATTTATCTTTAGCCGCCGGGCTACCATCCATTGCTAATAACCATCTACTCATTCATCCACCCCAAAAAATCCTTTGTTGACCCTGCTAAAACGGTAAATATTGAACCACCGTTTATATGCACATCAACTAGTCTTTGGTTCTGACTGTTTACATATACTGTATAAGCACATATACATTCTCTATTGAAACTTGTTGTTCCTTGTTTTGTTTTAAATTCCATCATTTTGATTCCTCTTCTATTTGTTTTTCTATACATTCTTTGCACCATCTTAGTCCTTGTGCTATCCATTTATCACACGTTTCGCATCTAACTGTAACGATGCCACTGATGTTTAAGCCCCCATATCTCTATCCATCTTTTCATACATTCTTTGGTCTCTAAGATGGGCTGTTAGTAAATCATCTATTTTACCATACAATGCTTCTGCACAACCACCAATGGTTTTACGGTGCAGACTCAACCATATGTCATAATTTCGATTAATTACTACTTTGGGGTTATCATCTCTATCCATAGTAATGATAATAGGAGGCATGTCCTCATCATCAACTAAGGAAAATTCTATTTCTCTCTTAACTGTTTCTATTGGTTCCATTCTCATATTACCACTCTTCTATTTCTACATTATAATAAACTGCAACAGCAACACATGCCGCTACACCTATTGCATATACAAAGAACACACTATTAAAGTCGCTCCAAGTATATTCCATTTCTTTTATCCAATCCATATTTAATATCTCTATCATTTTAATCACCTGAACTACATTCGCTTGTTTCGCCACCTAGTAAATAATCTCTTATTCTAGGTTTCTTACCATATCTTCTTAATGCCTTATACATATTCATGTAGTTTCAATTCCTTTCTTAGCATGGTCGTCAAGCATATCATCGAGAGCCTCTTGAGAATTAAATCTCTTTTGTTCCTCTTCAATCTCTCTGCTTAGATTCTTTAATCTCATCTTTGCTGAATCAACTACATGGGATTCTGTTAACTTAGTCCACTTTGGCAGTGATAGCCAATCAATCTTAAAGATACAATCTCTTGATATACTATACATCTTACCATCCTTATCTTCTATGTTTAGAAACGTAGAAGCAAATGGTAAGTTAACATAAGCCAACTCACCTTCTAGCGTTTCAATAGGCATTCCTTCTTCATTCTCTCTATATTTATCCATTGAATAATGGATTCTTAACATTGTCTTATTGGTCTTTTTCCAACTCGTCATTCTGTTTCTCTCCTGCTTCATCTTGGCTATAACTCTTGCGTAGGGATTTAAACCAATCCTCAACTACGCAATCACACGGTTCTGGAACAAATTCAGCCAAACTAATTTGTTTCATTATTACTCCATTAATACACTTATTGCAACCCATATTCTTCCTCCATCTTGTAAAAGTCTGTCCACCATTGAGGCGGTTTTGTTTTCCAATCAGCAATATGTTTTTTGTCATGTAGATAATACAAACGATATTTATCTACAGCAGAAAGACTATCAAAGCCTTCTACCTTTCTGCAAAACATATCAGGGCTGATTGCAATAGCGAATGGTGTAAGTCCATCTTTAGGTAAATACTCAATCAATTTCTTTACCTCATCTTCTGATTGTTCAAAGGTCTTTTGACACTTGTGAACTTTGTTATATCTCAACGTATATTCTTCGCACAATGCTTTGAAATGCTCAATCAACCAAACAAGATTCTCACTTGTTTGTCTTGCCCATATGGTACAAGGATGATAAGCAAATGACTTGCGATAAGGGCCATTGAATCCTCGTAAAGTCATACATGTTGAAATCATCTGTAAACTTTCTAATGGCATTTTTACCACATGTTTGTCGTTCATCATTTGTGCTGCTGTTTTTGGGTTTTCATCTAATACAAATATATTCATTGTTATCACATCTATTATTTTGAATGGTTGCGGGAGGGGGATTTGAACCCCCGAAGCACTACGCACCGAATCTTAAGTCCGGCCCCTTTGACCATACTTGGGAATCCCGCATTGAAAGGAGCAAGGGCAGGCAAAGGCCCGATTTGAAACCTAGAATAAGGTTATCGGAAATATGAACAGCAAAACGAAAAACTGTGTGCCTTTGTAACTTGATGAAGGATAGACTTACCGAAACACAAACCTATCTTTAGCCAATTCTTTTATTCGTTACACCCTTGCTCCGAAGAGTTTAATTGTGGAAAAAGATACACAACCTTTTGAAGGAAATAAGATTTGCTGCCCAGCAAAGTATCTTTTATTACTCGGTTAAAACCACACTAACATGTATTAACATGTTTAAAATTTAATTGTCTGCTTCCGTGAACGTGGCGGGGCAATTGATAATTCCACACATTATGTGCCGAAAGCATTGGATTATCTGCTTCACGCCTTTGATTGGGAATTGATGGGAACGGTAGGGAAAGCGAAAATTCCCTTGTATTGGTAGATTCCACTACCATAGGATAGGAGGTAACTTTACCGTTTTTATTCATACAAACCCTGTCTCCTTGCGGGGAGTCTTATTCTCTTAAATGAATTAATAACAAAATCAAATAGCCGATTAAGTCTTTGATGACATCTTCATCTGACTCCAAATCAGCGTTGCCTTGCATTAACCTATTAAGTTTATCATCTATTCTTACTTTCAATTGCTCAGATTTGTCTGCTTTTGAAAATACACGAATAGGATTTAGCGCACTATCTCCGTACTGTGCGTTCTTGCTCAGTAAAAATTGCTCGATTTCTCTAACTACTGCTATGATAGAAATGGAAGACTCATCGTTTTCCATCACTCTATCAGCCTTAGAAAAGAAATCAGTAAAATCCTTAGTGCTGAAGTTTCTCTCCTGCTCAAGATAAGGCATGTTTTTCTTCATTGCCTCTTCAATCGTGGCAGGTAACTTTGATTTTTTACCTTTCTTTGTTTGATTTAACGAGGGTGGATTCTTGCCATCTTTATGTCGGCTAACCAAAATCCCCTCACTTTGCATACGGTATATCTTATTCGTTACTGAACCAATGGTTCTTTCTGGAAACGCTTTAACGATATCCTTTATTTTAGTTCCTTTATTCCAAAGGGAAACTATCTTCTTTTCATCCTTTTTGTTCCAATTTACTCTCATTTTATTCACCTGTTAAAAGTGTCCTCGGTTTATTCTCACGAATTTCTACCTGAGAAATAAAGATAATATGCCCACATATTCCCGTAAAGTGAGCATCTTGTGCATCCTTCTGATATCTTTCTATTTTTCTCATTTTTACACCCCCCCATACCGAGTGGTGGTGGTGGTGGTGGGTAATATAATAGTATAATAATAATAAAAATATAATAATATACAATATACTAACTTCTTATTCATTTCCTAACACATCATCCCAACTTCGTTATTATCGCTAACTAGAAAGAGTAGAAACATGACATATCGTGACTTCTTTTACTCAGAGGGAATCCTCCTTATCATATCATATAGGATATGTCATATAGATATGGGTATTGATAATGGATATAATATATCATATAGAACCACATTCTCCACCCAGAGTTTCTATCTGTTTTAACGGCTAGAATATTTTACGCCATTAATTTAGATTCTTTCATATACTGTCATTAGAAAACTATGCACTTTCCTGTCTCAAATACTGACAATACTGATTAGCATTCCATAGGATTCTTGAGAACATATAAATGGTGCGGCACACCTCGCGCCCCACCTCTCATAATGAACCTAATACCATATGGTTCTATTTCTGCTTTGCTCGGAAATAAGAACCTGAAAAGAGGGAGAGGGGAATAAGGCCATTAAAGACCCTATTCCCACTCTCCGAGAAAATGCACCCGAACTATAGGCTACGGAGGATAATCACTCATCCTCCGTAGTTACGTCATCATAAGCCGCACAAGCAGCAAGGCCGGATAGCGAACCATCCCACTCTCCATCCTTGAAGAGTTGTGTTGCTGCCTTACGAGCCTTTGATGCAAGTTCGTTTGCATACTCGTCAGCATCGGCGTAAACAGGGGAACCCTTGCTCTTACCGTGCTTTCGCAGAAGTGGCTGAGAATACTGCGAAGTCTCGTTAAAGAACGTTCTTGCTGCTTCTCTGATGTTATCAGTTGCAGAATCTACTACAGCGCGGGCTGCGGCTGGTAGAATGCCCTGATTGCCTCTCTTCCACGGATATCCTGCGTATGGCTTTAGCATGTCCTTAATGCTGTTAGTCAGGCTATCTCTTGTTGAGGAGTTATTATCTCCTGTCGTTATTAACATCTGTGCTAGGGTAACGACATCAGAAGGTATGTCACCTACTTCTGCGTTTCCTTCAAGCATAGTGTTTACTTTTATCTTTACTGAATCCCACTCAATATCTTCCATCTTTTATCACCTATTGTTTTTATCATTCGTTGCCTCTGTTCGGGGGCATTCTTGGCAAGGTCATCGAGTATATATATGGTTCTATACAAAGCCGAACCATATGGTAATGATAGCGTTTTTCAGGGGTCTGGAAAGCCGAGAAGGAAAAACAAGCCGTTTTTTTCGGAGCGAAGGTGTAATTTTTACACTTCCAGTCGAAACGGAGGTAGGCAGTTTCGATTTCCCAGTTGCCTACTTTTAACAGAAGCGATTAAGGCATCTATCTGTTCAATTAATCGTACCATATGGTTTAGGAAATAGTTGAGTCTTAAATAGGAGTGAGAAACTGGTCGCAGGAGTGGTAAAGAGTAAATGTATCCAAGATACAAGTCAACACGTTTTACGCTTCGTAGAACTTTACCCTTCCTGCGCCGTTTATCACCCTAGTTAAGCGAAACTTTCCATAATACCCGACCAGAAATCTGGTGTATCTCCGTATGCTGGAAGTATTTAACATTTAGATTGGCTCTTTAGAGAGCCTATACCACCAGCATACGTTTATCCTTACCATATGGTTGTCTTACAAAACAAAAGGCTGGCAAGATGAAGATGGTAACATAATGTTTTACAGGCCAGCGCAAATCAGTGCGCGGCCTTAGTACACTGTCATTACAGTGAGCCTAAGCGTTACAACAAGGTAAAACTTTATGATTGCCATTTGAATTGAACGAAGACAGCCTTACAAATACAAAAGACAACCCGTCAGGTTATCAAGGTTCCTTTACGCCTAACGCTGGCTTTTGGCCACGTTTGGACTCTCTTATTGAAAGAGACCCAAAATACAGCCTTAGGCGTAAACTCACACTATGTAACCATATGGTGTGATACTTTGTGAAAGAACACCTCATATATTCGGTTACTTACCTACTAATGCCGGGAGTGCAACCCGGTAAGTAGTGGCTGAATAACACCGTTGTTAGGGTGTAAGGCACAGATTAGAGCCTATAGTGGGCAGGGAGTGGGATTGAAGAAAAAGATACCACACTACACAACCCTTAGCGGGGTCATAATCTGGTATTCCGGCGTTAATAAGAAACTTAGCAAATTTTCTTAAAACTAACACGCATTCGGAATTGGGAAGATGTGGAAACATAATCTCCCCTACACTTTCATTTACTCAGTCGGGTCTGAGAGTGCCTTAGGAAAGCACAAAACAAAACCCATTCAGATTCAAGCCCATTGAAGGAAATAAGTCGAGTGAGGGGAATTAAGGTGATGCCGAAGATTTGCCCCCATAATCAATAATCACTCGCATCCTTCAATTTGAAATCTGGTTTATTCGCAAAGCAAAACCATATGGTAATAAACAAAAAGAGCGCGTTATACGGCAGTACAATTGAAGTGATTATTCATAATAAGAGCCAAAGCGTCACGAAGGATGTGCTGCTCGTATAACGCAGCGTAAAGGTTTATACCCGACAAAAGAAATAGGGTGTCGTTTATGATAAGTAGCCTTTCGAAACCTAAACTCGTTCTTTCGATACTGCATACTACGCTATCACTTTGGCTGTAATTGAGAATTACCACGCTAGGTATGCACTTTCGAAAGCCCTCCTTTACGTTTCGAAAGTTCTACTATTATCTAAACTCAACCATATGGTTGTCCGATGAGTTAATAGATGGTTTATCATGTTTTAATTATTGATGTTGTTAAAATTAACTACATCAATAAGAAGGCTCTAAGGCTGCTAAGATACACAATGTATCTAGCCTAAGCGAAAGCAGCATTGGTTAAGTCTAAAACTTGATTTACCGTCTATTATTGTTTGAGTCGGACAAAACCCGATTTGGGGTATTGAGCGACTACAATAGATTTCAGGCACATCTCACCACATTTAGATTCGCACTATAGAGTGCGAGTGGCTGTAGCCTGAACTCTTTTGTAGCCTACTTCATAACCATATGGTGTTATACTTTGTGAAATAAAAACCATATATGTTCTGTAGCATTTAATAGAACGGAGATAATAGGGGGTACTACCCTACTAATCAACGGAGATGATGATTTATGGCAACAGATAACAGCATAGATGATAACAGATGGAACGCAAAGAAAGCAGACTTGGAAGAGTGGTTTGCGGCTAACCCCGAACAATCGGATTTGGCCGCAATGGTTCGTTCAATGTTCACTCTCGGTGACGCTAACCCAAGCACCCGAAAGAGATATTGGAACAGCATAGTCGGTGTATTCACCGATGTCGCTAACTCTCCAATTGGACAAGGCCGCAAATCCTTGATGGATATCGCAACCAAGTCTCAATTCGACCTATACCTCAATGAAGTGTATTTCGTGGCTTGCAGAGATGTGGTTTACCCCGCAATTTACGCAACCCTAAGAACGCACGGAAAGTCCGGTGGCCTTCTTTACAGAGATATGGCCGATGGTGCAGAGGCATACGCAAAGGAAATGACCAAGAAGGAGCGCACATTCCTGAATGGTGCATTTAACGCCCACGCAAACAATGACACTTCCAAGAAGTATCATTGGGATGGCTCTTACGATTCTGAGGGATACCCTGTTGTATCCTTCATTGACGGAGGGGAAGAAGAATAGGGGGGTAATTACCCCCTATTCTCCATCCGGGTTTAACGCAAAGCAAACCATATGGTAGTGTGCTTTGCTAACACTCACCCTATATATTCTGATAAAACTAATAAGATGTATGGAAACAAATGACGCAACAATAATTAACGAGCCAAAATACGTGTTAGAGGTTAAGCACATGAAATCTGGGTCTGCCCTAGTATTGTGTATTAGCAAACTAAAGGTATCTGGTGATAACCTAGAAGATGTAATGAAAGATATGAAGTCAGCATTGAATGATTATGTTGAACAAATAGGAGATGAGTAAATGACAATATATGAAAGAAAGATGGCAATCAAATTCAAGAGTGATAGTTTTAGAGACCACAAGAAATTGAACAGAAAGGTGCAATCAGACCTATTTGATAAGGGTTTGGCACTAACTGCTAGTTACGCTTATGGAACTCCGAGCGCAGAGAACTATGGTTTTCAAGAAATAATAGATGAAGAAACTACATACAGCATTGTTGATGATAACAATCAAATTATGATGACTCTTGCTTACAGTTCACAGGCTGATAGAGCAATAGAAGGATTAGATGAATATGGTATTGAAGCCACTATTGCTACCAATTATACCAAAACAAGCAGCCATGATTGGAAGAGAGTAAGAGGCGAATATCTAGTAGTGGATGAAGAAGTCTTTGAATTACCAGAAGGAGCAGAACAAATATCTGCTGGTGCTATGGGCAAAGTATTGTTTGAAGATGGCACTACAATGAAGACCAAATTTGAACAAGGATACGGTGGTTCTTTTACTCTAAAAATGGTAATCACTTACGAAGCCGAATCAGTGACCGATAGAAAGAACATTGAGTTTATGCTAGTAGAAACACCACTATCCACAATGAAGAAGATGCGCAAAACAGTTACAGATATATTACAGAAGTATTCAGATGATGTTGTAATGATAGAGGTTGATTGTGAGACAAGTATAAAAAGCGAGGCTAATTACGAATGTACGCCTGAGACTACTAAACAGGTATTGGAGGATTAGTATGAGAAATACCCTTCCCTCCTGTAATGATTGTGAATCCTCGTTCTATTGGTGCTGGTTTAATGGATGTAAAAATAATGATTAAAATATGTGAAACCTGCGGAATGGAATTAGGCGATTTTAGAGTAAAGATGGGTAATTGCTGTAAAATCGTAACAATGAAGTAAGTCCCGTTTATCGGGCATTCTGTTTGCAAAGCACAGGCATTACCATATGGTTGTCACAAGTTGTGCAACCCGCCGGGTTCGTATGGAGGTGAAAACGTGGATATTTTCTATGACGATGATGAGTGAAGTATAACTCATAATGCGTGTTAATCCGCCGTGTTTCACCTCCGAACCATATGGAAGGATGAAAACATAAGATGACGTATTCAGAGAAATAGGGTAATAGTAAGTGTTATCACTACTATGCTCCACTGAACACTGAATACGACAATCGTTGTTGGAAGAATTTCCTGACGGGTGCATGTATTTACATGACCATATGGAAGGGAAGTAAATCGCGGTATAATTCTACAGGTACATAGTACCTACAATTGCTGCAATCAGCAATTGTGCGTAGAAGATTACATTCGTGATTGAATGATATTCCTTACGGGTCAAATATATTTGCATGACCATATGCTTTGGAACGATTTTTTTTCTTTGATTTTTATTTGTTTTATTTAGTCGCAGCAGGCTTAAAATCTTAATACCTGCTAGTAGTATATCTAAATAGTACCCGCACCTGTGATATCTATATACAGAGCGACCAAAAGTAAAGCCTGTAATTAATGTACTGTAAAAACGGGGTCGCGAAGTAAAGAATACAAAACTAATGGTCTCTTTTACCACTAAAAGAATGATAAAAACATTTTTATTCTGGGAATGTAATTAAAACAGGTAGAAAAAAAACGCAAGTGGCAAATAAATTACGGGCCAAATTTTCGATTTTAAGTGTTTAACAAATTAGTCCGGGCGAACATACATGTCAACAATAGCAACAATAGGTGTATTAATAGTAACGTACATTGTTTTCTTTATTTGGCGGGCGGCATCATCTTTAGGAAGGTTTAGTAAATGAGTTGGAGAGAAATAGCAAGAATTCCTACTGATGAGAAAGATGAGATAAAGAAAATATATATTCCTTCTAATGTAAGCCAATATTATGCATCATCAGTAGAAGCATTATCTCAGATATTAAGAGGACAAAGAATTTTTAATTACTCTCCTTTTAGTTATTTGCAAAGACCGTATTTTGATGCTTCGATTTTTCTTCGTGGTAGAAACACCGACCAACTTAATTCCGAATGGAAGACAAAGGTATTAAATCTTATATTAGAGAGGCAGGGTGATTATGTACTTCCTAATAGTTTTATGGATGTTAGAGATTTAATTGAGATAATGAAAGATAATGAAATGGAGGGAGATATAGAACATCCAAGTGTAAGTTCCTTTTTCCATCAGTTTGCTAATAGGCTACATTATGGATGGTTCTTTAGGGATACTGAGCGAGATAGGTCTCAAAGTCAGGGTCAATTAAATGATAGTCAGGATTATTACAATATAAGATATTCTCTAGCGTTAAAAATGTTTATGCATGCTCAATCACCAGAAGGAAATTTAGATAAATATGCCGAGTGGTTAACAGGTAGGTTATTACAGTATTATAATAAAATGGGTAAACAGGTAGGTAATTTAAATACAGCACTTGCGGCTGGCCCCGGTCTTGGAAGAGAAGATGAACCTGAATCACAATTGTTTTCAGATACCAAAATAGAAGATGTTCACGAAGCATATACTACAGAAGGATTAAGAGATGATAAGTGTAGAAAAGAAATGTCAAATTACTGGGATAAAATGAAAAAAGATATGGGTTCTAGAATAAACATTTTTGGCATTAATGATAAAATGCAAGATGCTCTTAATTTAATTGAAGAAGAAAGAAAAAAGCAAGCGGATGACCCTAAAGTTAGAAGACAGTTAGGTTTGACTGAAAGCGGCAGTAATTTTGAAAATCCTATTGCTCAACCGTATTTTACTAATTATAAATTTATAGATGATATTCCAGAGATAATTGCTTGTATTGCACTTAGAAAACTCACCAATGAACCCTTTGGTAAAAAAGATGTCTTTGGGCCGTTAGATGAAAACGGTGATTTATGGAGTGGTAAAAAAGCAAAAACAAAATCTCCAGAAGATGTACCTGAAAGAACATTAGACCCAAGTGCAGGAAGGGAGGCTTATGTAGTCTCAAGAGCAGATATGATTCTAAGTGGCAATATGAAGGGCTGGTATAAAAGAGTCGGTGATTATGATAAATGGAAGAAAGAACTCAGGCCAAGAGAACTAATGGTTATTGAAGACTTAGAAAATAAATATGATACTCAATTTGATAAGCCCCGCAAATGGAGGCAGAAAACCGTTGAAACCAGAATAGATGACCAATATTATATTGTAAGATATTATGCGTGGAAAAAGGCACAGGCAAGTTCTAGTGACGTTTTGATTAATACTTTGGGCATACGCAAGAATGACAAGATGGTGTTAAAATTAGGATATCTGTTCTATAGCAATACCAACTTGCCCGCAGACCTTAAGACTAAACTGCTTCCTATGCTGGATTGGAGGTAACCCTATGTCATGGGAAGAACTCGTTAAAGTATTTAATCCGAATAGAGGGGGGAAAAAGCCTGACCCAAAAACACCAGAAAAGAAACCTAAGGAGTTTAAGGGTTTTCAGCGTAGGACTGGTAAAGACACTATGGCAGATTTTAACATTGCAGATTTCCCAAAAGATGCGTGTTCCTCTTGGCAACCTTTTGGCAGAGGTTGTAAAAATAAAGCAACGTGGGCTTGTGCTGAATGTGGAGCGCAATGGTGTGATGAGCATAAAGACAGTGGCATGGATGGTCACAATAACATGGTAAAACTATGAGGTGCTAAATTATGGGTTGGGAAGATATAGTAAAAAAGAAAAAACAACTACATCAAATTGTTTCAGACACCATTAAGTATGTTGACAGGCCATTAGACGTAGCACAAATAATGTCTATGGTTAGAACTGCTATTGAAAAAGACAACAAAGAAAGAGCCGCAGGTAGAGTGTTAGATGCTTCCGGTAAACCAAAATCTCCTCTTAGAAGGGCTATGCCTACTGATGGAGAATTAAGGGCATTTCTCAAAAGAGAGGCTAGACTAGGTAATATGCGAATAATCTATGAACGCAATGGTATGAAGTTTTTATATGTGGGGCAGAAATAATGTGGTTTGAAGTTGTAAAGGCCAAGAAGAAAAAAGCGCGAAGGCGTAAGAAAAAGAAAAACACAGATGATTGCTGTACTAGAAAGGTAAAAGCAAGATATTCAGTTTGGCCTTCTGCTTATGCTTCCGGTGCAGTAGTGCGTTGTAGAAAGGTAGGTTGTGCTAATTGGGGTAAATCAAAATGAGTTGGTTTGAAGTAGTTAAAGGCGGAGACAAATTCAAGCGCGAAAAAGATGAAGGATTACATGGATGGTTTTCAAGAAGAGGCGGAAAAGAAACCAAAGGAGGTAAAACACAGGGAGGATGGATTGATTGTTCAACTTGTGGAAGAAAGGGTGGGCCTAAACCTTGTGGTAGAAAAGATGCTTCAAAAGGTAAAAAGAGAAGATGTAGACCAACATGTGCAGCGTGTAAAACATATAAAAGGAGAAAAGGAAAAAGATGACTTGGGAAGAAGTAATAAAGAGACATTGCGGCTGTGGGCAAAATCCGTGTAAAACATACGGGCCTGTTGTTGTAATGGAGGAGAAAAAACTCGTTGGTGACCAGCATGAAATTGACACCAATGATGATGGTAAAATAACGGGAGAAGATTTTAAGAATCTTAGGAAAGGAAAGGGAGAAAGACATTTCTATATTGAAGATGGTAAACCTGTTCAGTGGACTGGTGAAACCCACAAACACCCCGATGGAACTTTAATGTCTGGTAAAGAACATGTAGAAGGCAAGAGTAAAAAACTATTTCACTTCTATGAATTAGATGATAAATACTTAAGACATTTAAGTAAGGATACTACAAGGATTGAATAAAATGGATGCTTGGTTTGATAACCTGTGTAAGTCTGGTAGGTGTACCAAAAGAACAGGTAAAACCAAATCAACAAGAAGTGGAAAGAAATGGATGGCTTGTGTTCCATCAGGAAAGAAAGGCAAGTATAAGAAAGTTCATTGGGGTCAATCAGGAGTTAAAGTGACAGGTAAGAGTGGAAACACTAAGAGAAAGAAATCCTTTAGAGCAAGACATAAATGTTCAACGTGCGGAAAAGGAGATTATTCTGCTAGATGTATGGCGTGTAGAGATTGGTGATTGAATGACTTGGTTTGAATTAATTAAATCTGATGAACTCAAAGAGTTTGAGATGCTTGCTGAAAAGTATGCAAAGTCTGATGATATGAAACATTTAGATTATCTAAGAAAGAAACACGGAAAAAGAAGCACTGAATTTTATGATTCTTTAGAATCACAGATTACAAAATATTTACAAACTAATAACGATTGGAATACAATAGACGATATAATAAAATCACTAAGAGAACAAAATCCCAAGTTAAAAGATAGTGATGAAAACCTTACGTCTTTCTTAAGAAAGAGATTAGAAACAATGAACATTACAACAAAACAAGAACGCGGCGTTGGAAGGAACGGAAAGAAAACATATTACAAGGTGTAGTTATGGATTGGAATAAGATTCTAAAGGTTAGGACAAAAGACCCTAAAACTGGTAAGTGGGTTAATAGGGAAAGAGAATCTGAATTAGATAGACAAAGCGGTTTTGGCGGTGGAGGCGGTGGCCCAAATAGAGGCGGGGGAGGTGCGCCTTCTTCTGATGATGATGAAGAGGAAGAATACAGTCAAAGGGGTGGAATGTCTAAAGATATTATTAGTAGGGTTTCTCCTAGTTTTACAATGGCAGAAGACGGCCAAGTAAATCCAGATGATGACCCTTGCTGTGAAGGGGCAAAAGAATTATTATTAGAAGAAGTTATTGAATATATGAATGAAAATGAAAATCTTTACAAACTAACTCCTGCAAGAAGAAAGAAAGTATTCCGTACAATTATGGACTATGATTGTAAAACTATCAACAACTTAATGGAACCAGATAGAGGGGAGGACATAACTCTCTTTGGTATAGACATTATGAATTTAGATGGAATGAAGTATGTTCAAGAACAATGGCAATTGTGTAAAACAACTTACATGAAAGACAATGAAGATTTAACTATTGATGAAGAAGAGGGTGCTAGGATGGAAGGTAAATTGGCTCCTTCTGAAATGAAGCCATCTGAAAGATATAGAGAAAAACATAGAGATTGGAAGGATGAACAAGTTTCTCCTAAGAAAAAAAGACCAAGATGGAAGAAACAACTTAGAGATTTAGATGGGGTGAGAAGAAGATGATGTGGGAAAGCCTTCTTAAAAGAGAGCGTTTGATGCCAACTGAATCAGAAATAAATGAGGCTATTGAAAACTATGAAAGTAGACCTAATATGATAGACATTGTTAAAGCAACAGGTGATGGGTATACAATGGAAGGTAGAGGAAGCGGAAGATTACCGCTTGCTTGGATAGGTCTCAAAACTTTATCTCCAACAATGTTAAATCAATCTAAAGATAACTTTACCATGAAACAGATAAAAGATAATTTTAATGCAGATGAGCCATATGAATTCACATATAATACTCACCCGTCACATGTTGGTTCTGCTGGTAAAAATAAATTAAGAGAAGTAGTTAGAGATTTAGCAAAATTTGGGCTAGAGTTAGCAAATAAAAATCTAAAGTTTATGGGGAAACCAAAATTAGTTACATTTGATTTTTGGGAAGAAGGAGACCGTCAAGCATACTATGATGCTATGGGGTTAGAAGAAGAAGAAGAAGAAAGAACTTCTGTTAAAATAACTAAAGATACTTCTACAGAAAGACCACCACAACCTTATAAATTCAAGCCACCTACAAAGGATGATAAGATATTTTACATTACATTATTTACTAAACATCCTGCATATAAAGAAATAGTTAAAGCACTTAAGAAATTACCAGAACTACCAGAAGGAGAAGAATAGTATGTGGTTTAAAATATTCAAACAAAAGTATGATGTTCAGTTAGAGGAAATCAAAACAGATAAGGAAATTCGCCAAATGGAAGAATATGGTGTTAAGAAAAATGACCCTATATTTATGGGAGCAAACGACAAAGTAAAATTAGTAAGAATATTTTATAATCGAAAAAGCAGTTACTATGCAGATTTATTGAAGGAGGTAAAAAAACTATGAAGTGGTGGAATGTAATAAAAGATTCAGGTGCAGTCATGTCTAATACAGGGGGTATAGAGGCAAGACCATTATACGGAAAGAAGAAGAAAGATTTGGAGAAAGTTATCGCTCCAATAATAGGTGCAGGTGCAACAGCCGTAGCAGGGGGTATGTCGCAAAACCTAGATGATGAAGGGGGTGTGGATAATAGAAAGAAAGACCTATCTATTCACACAATGGATAATGATGAAGAGGAAGAGTAATGGCAAAAGAAAAGAAGGCAAATGTTGGAGTCTCTATAGACGGCTCTCAGGGAACACAAACTTTTGATTCTTCTAAGTTTAAGGAGGCTTATGAAGAATGGAAAGACCAATGTAGTAGTGTTAGTGGAGAGCAAATGGGAATTACTTCTGATAAAACATTATTAGATTTAGTTGCCGCACATGGAGATACACAAGTTGCTAGGCCATATACTGATGACCCGTTAGATGACGGTGCAGGTAACGTAGTGGAGTTACTGGATGCTTTGTTAGATTTAACAGATGGTATAACTGAGGAAGATAAAAAGAATGTTACTAAGGTATATACTAAATTAAAGAACATGCAGAATACCGAAGCAGACCCAAGAAACATTGTTTTCACAGTACCTATTTTTAGAAAGGTAAATAGAAAGAATGCAGACTATGATGAAGAGACAGATACTAAAGAAGTATATGGTCATTATAGAACCACTGATTATGTTAAATATAGAAATCTAAAAGCAAAATTGTTTGGAGGAAAAGAGGAGTCAATAAAGGCGGTTTCTTCTGATTGGTATAATACAAGTAAAAATACTGCCGAGCCTCCAATGTGGCAAGCATTGTTTGCAGGTGATGGTACGTTATATGAAGTTAAAAAGAGTATAATCTTAAAGCAACAATTGGTTAGCAATGGTTTAGTTTATATTCTAAGTGAAACTGTAAAGGCATTAGAGGAAGATGTTAGTTTTGAGCATTTGAAACTAAAGATTGTGGATTCTGGAAAAGGCGTAACTGCTCCAGAATTGATGACTATAGATGCCATCAAGGAATACATGGCAGAATGCGTTGGAACACCACAGGCTCCCGGTTGGGGCATTAATAAGACAACAGGTATGTTCAGAGACACCCATGTTAACAATAGGCTCAAGGCATTTACATTTATAGATATTGGTGTAAAAGACAGTAAGACTGTTAAAAGAGTAGCAGACTATGATAAGTTCATAGGAGAAGTAAAAGGGATTTCAGTAAACATTTCAAGAAGGCAGACAAAAAATCTAGCCATTTTAACAGGTAAGTGTAAGAGAACACCCGGTAAAGAAACTGTATTCATGCCGGGGGTAGCAAAGCCTAAACCTGTAGAAAAGAAAAAGAAAGAAGTTAAAAAGAGTTGGAAGAGTGTATTAGCATGGTAAAGAGAAGACGATGTAAATTATGTAATCACGAAGACCGTGATGATTTAGAAGCGCAATTAGAAACAATGGCTATTGCGCCTGATGATTTGGATAGGCAAATGGATTGGCCTAGCGGAACATCAGCAAGGCATCAAAGAAATCATATGGGAGATTATGTTGATGCATCTAATCCGAGGTGTGCCTTTTGTACGCATGAGTTAAGAGGTCATTTAGAGAAAGAATTAAGTGAAGGTTCGGTAACACCAAAAGGTGTTTCAATGCTTTTGAAATGTTCAGAAGAACAAGTAAAGCGACACATGAGGAAACATCTTCAACCATTGGTTCAGAAGTCTGCGGCAAATATAATAGCGGTGAAGGAGGTAGACGAAATTGAGAGTCTGTCTAAAAATATAACACGGTTAGAAATGAAAATAGATACGCTTTTCGATAGCGATGAGCCATTACATCCTAAATACATAGATAGTTTAACTAAACTAGCAAAAGAGATTAGAGAGAGTCTACGATATCTTATGGAGTTTAAGGGCAAGTTAGTTCATAAGAGACAGGATACAATCATAGTAGCGCAAATGCAGATTGTTCAAGAGGTATTAGCACAAAATCATCCACAAGTTTGGTTAGATGTGAAACGAAAGATGGAGGAGAAAATGGCATGAATTGGGATGATATTTTCAAAACAGTCAGACAAAATGATGACATGGAAGACAGAGGTAAAACCTGTGCTTTGTGTGGTAAACCATACGGAAAATTTGGAAACAATGGTAGACCTTTAATTGATGGCAGAGTTTGTGACGACTGTAATAAGTTTGTAGTATTATATAGATTAAAACTTGTAAGGGATAAAGAAAAGGCAACAAAGATGCCTAAGATGCGAGGGGCGCAATTCGGTGGTAAACCAGATGATAGAGCCTCACCAGAATTTTTTGATTCTTCGTGGCAAAATAAACTAAGAGAAAAAGAAAGGTGATATAATGAACGCAACTGCTGCTTGGTTTGAACTTGCTAAAGCCCCTATGAAACCGGGGTTTGTTGCTGGCAGTAGAAGAAAGATAAAACAGCGAGATAAGAAAATATCTACTGATAGCGCACAAAGAAGATATCAAAGAGGAGTAGAAGAAAGCAAGGCAAAAGAGATGAAAGAACAACAAAGGAAAAATGTTCTTGAATCAAGAGGTTCTGAATTATCTGCTCAAGCAGACGAAGCAAGAGGAAAAGAACAAGATGAAAATTTTAAGTTCTTTGAACAACGACAAAAAGAACAAGAAGACCAAAAGGATAGGGCTGATTATCAAAGACAATTAAGAGCCAAAGAACAAGAAAGAAAGAGGGAACAGGCGGCTATTGATAGAAAACAAAAACTAAGAGAAAGACAAGCAAGAGTTGACACTCAACAAGGCAAAGCGAAAATAGAAAGAGATAGGGCAAAAGTAAGAGAAGCAGAAGAAAATGCAAGACAGCGACAAGCAGTAAGTGATTATGTTAATGACCCTCAAAGACAAGATAGAATGTTTGGAAACGTTAGAGGCGCAGAAAGAGAAGCAGTTCAAGGAAGAGGCGAAACAAAACTATCTCCTTTAGAAAGATTAAGAATAGGTTCTGGTGGAAAGATAGGAGAAACATGGAGACAGACTTTAGGAAGAAATGTTCAAACTGTTAGAGGAAAACCAACAGATGCTACAGAACAAAGACAACCAGCGATGACATCAGCAGAAGCACAAGAAGCAGGATTACAACCCGGATTTAAAGCAAACCAACCATTGGCTACATTAACTGCTGAACAAAGAAGGGCATCAAATCAAAAACTAATTCAAAATTTAGAAAGACAGAGGGCATCAGGAAACATATCTGAACAGTCTGCTAAGTTATTAAATGAATTACAACAAGAAGAAGACAAAGATGTTGAAGAAGATAGAAAAACAGAAGCGAGAGAAGCAGGGCCAACAGCACAAGAAATGAAAGATTATGAAACCCGAAGAGAACAAAGGGAAGAAGCCCTAACTACTGCACTTACAGATTTAAATAATTTTTTAAGGGAGCCAAGAACAACATGAATTGGGAAGATATAGTTAAAAGACAACCATTGATGAGGTTTTCTAAGAACCCTCGATGGAACAATGTAAAAGATGAATTTGAAAAGATTGATTCATTTATGAACGTATTAGAAAGAAAGGGGCTTAGTATGGAAGCCAAAGAAATAGAAGATAGGTGGATTAATAGAATAATATCTAACGCAGGGCAAATGACTTCTCAATTAAGAGCATTAGAAAAGGTTCCTAAAGTTCCTAAAACACAGACCACATTAGCCGAAGTAAAAACGCAAGTACCTGACCCTAGACAACCAACATTAGGAACATTTGAGAGGTTATAATTATGAGTTGGCAAGATATGCTAAAGGCAAAAAGATACGAATTAGGTAATTTTAAACACGGTGTTCAAGAAGATAAGTATCGTTGTCAATTATGTGGTTATGAAAGTGATAACGAAGAAGATTTTGCTAATCACGATTGCACTCCTGATATGTTAAGAGAGATGGAATTTCAACAAGAGAATGCATAGGAGAGGTTACAATGAGTTGGAAAGATAAACTTTTAAAAGAAGATAAAGGTTTAGGAGATACTATTGAAAGAATTACTACTGCTACAGGAATAAAGAAAGCAGTTGATTATGTTTCAGAAAAGACGGGTAAAGACTGCGGTTGTAATAGGAGAAAAGACGCATTAAATAAGAGGTTCAAATATGAATGATTGGAAGGATATCGTTAAGATTTTTGATAGAAGTCCAAGTGGCCCCCAACCTTTATTGCGAGACCCCCCGCCTAAGTTAGACAGGACTAGGAGTAAAACGAAAGATACCCGTCAAATGGGTGATAGAACAGAACAGGAGGATTCAACGGAAGATGCCACTGATGTCGCACCACAAACAAAAGATGAATGTGAATGTCGTAATCCAATGTGTAACATGAGGGCAACATACAAGTGTAGAAACTGTGGTCATCAATCATGTGATATACACAAAGAAATATTAGAATCATTTGTGTCACCAACTTCAGGAAGGAGTGCTAAAACAGTTCATAACTTTCAACCGTGGGATTGTAATGCAGGTCAAGCAGGTGAATTTAGACAAGATAGAAGTCAAATAGATTAGGTGAAAAAAATGGATGAACTTTGGGAAAAAGTATTGAAGATGCCTACTACGATGCAAGGTGAAAAGTATGGATACTTTAATTTAGCAGCGTTTCCAGAATTAGAAGATTTAGTCTTCAATGAATCTGGAAAGTGGATGGACAGATTCAATAAAGAGAGAACGATGGTAAGGTGGTTCAAAAGAAAGAATAACATCTTTAGACCACGACTTGTTAGTAATACTGCTAGAGGATTGTATGGAAAAGTTAACATCAATAACTGGCAGTTAAGAGAAAGAGATGTAGAATATGATGAGGCTATTTGGGGAGAAATGGATAGGGCTTCTCAAATACCAGATATTAGAGATGTTGGTAGCGGTAGGGCTACTTGGACTTTAAACCCAGATGAATTAGGTGTTTCTATTATAGAGGATGTAAGGAGACCTTATCAATCTGTAATAATAGATATTCCAGCAGATACTAATTTCATATACATGCCTGAGATAGTGCCATTAACAAATGCAGAAGCCGCAGCACTATACATAAGAACGTATTATGATACTGGTGGCGCAGCATTAAAGCAACAAAGGAAACTATTTGCTGATTTTGGATTAGGAGATTTAGTAAATATAAAACAAGGCGAAAACCCCATAATTATGAGTTTGGTGGAGAAGGGACTATTTAGATTAAATAGACAACGATTAAAAGATGACAATCTAAAGGGATTCCCAGAAGTTACGCCTAGAGGTAGAGCCGCCGCACCAGACATGGATAAGCCGGATTTCGTTACAGGGTTCAAAGAACAAGTGATAGAAAATCCGAATGATGACTTCCTATTTATTCCAGAAGGAATAAAGGAAGATGACTGGTTTGTAGCGTGATTAAATGACTTGGGAAACTGTTTTGAAAGCATTACCAAAACCAGACAATGTTGCTGGTTTACTAACCACAGAACAGGGCGTAGCATATATCGAAGGTGAAGCAAAGAAAGATGATAAAAAGAATATCATAAGAGTTAAGAATAAAGTAACTGCTTTATCAAATAAGAAACAAATCCCTCAAGAGTTCAAGGACAAAGAAGATGAGATTGCAGCAAACGCATTAAAACTTGTAAATGTATTGAATGAAATTCTTACTGAAGAAAACGTAAGAGCGCAACAAAAGGGTACTGTAAGTTCAAAGTTTGATAAGATTTTAGAATCTCTCAAAGAAGGAGACACAGGCCCGCTAAAGGCGTTTGTAGGAAAGGGACTTAGAAGTTGGAGTGGTAAAACTAGAACTAAAAAGAAAGACTTGCTAATGCAAAACAAGTCAGAAATAATAGAGGCAATAGATAAAGACGATGTTGATTTGTTATATTACAGTACAGATAAAGTTTACAAAACTACACAAGTAGAAGCCTTCGATGAAATCAAAGAGGCATTAGAAGGAGCAGAAGTAACAAAGACAGATGATGAAGTTACAGTTACACTACCTGAGAAAATAAGTCCTGATATGTTTAATCAAGTAAGAGATGTTATCAATAGACTTGAGCAAAGAAAGACTGGACAAAGAATTAGATTTACTAGAACAGGTGGATTCAAAAAATCTGCCTTACTAGATTTGTTTGGAGACACAGAGATATCTGATAGAGTTCAAAGAGAAATAGATGTTTCTGAATCAAAAACTTATGAGAATCAAGTAACGGATGCAGAAGATGCATTAAACTATTTGAAACTATTAGGGTTAAAAGGCTGGAGAAAGAAAATGGAGTTTATGCCTACCCCTAAGACAAAAAGTAAAAAGGCTTTACAAAATGCTAGGTCTTCTTTGTTAGGTAACAACGTCACCGTTAGTACAAGTTTAGAAACTCTATTGAAGAGTCCTTCACTAAATCTAAAACAGATGATTGAGTCAGGTGAAGAAATTAAACTAAGCAGAAATGTTCCTAAAAAACTCGTTTCATTATTAGAAAAAGATGTAGACAAACAATCTAAGTATTATAGAAGAGAAGACCTTAAAGATAAAGTAAAAGAAAAGGTAAGTGAAGACCACCCTTCAGGAGTATCTAAAGAAAAAATACAGGAACTTCAAGAAATCTATAGGAGACAATCTGAGGAATTTCCCAAGTTTTACAAATACATAACTGGTTCTAAGAAGGATGATGCTGTTGCTTTGAGAGATGATTTTAAAGCACTAGAAAATTATTACAGAGGACAAGGAACTAACTTATTTACTGATGATGAAGTAGAGATGTTCAAAAAATTAAGAGGTAAAGATGAGTTAGAAATTAACCAAGCACTGTCTGAGTTCTATGAGAAAGATGACCTATTAGAACTTGCATTTAGCGTTGAAGAAATATTCAATGCTAAGGAAGGAAGTGCTGATTTATTTACTAGTATAAGAGAAAATGCTAACAAGTTAAATTATGAAGGAATCCCTGTAGAATTAGCAAAGGAGTTTGTGAACCAAATCAAACTACTAAGAAAAGATTCTGAAATGATTAACATTTCTATGACAGAGGGAGATACTGTATCAGACCTATTAAGAGAACTAAAGGCAACAGGCACTCATTCGGGAGAGTCTTCACCTGTAGAAATGTTAAGGTTGTTAATAAGTTTAGATTTCTATTATGGGACTAGAGAACTAAATGCCATAAGAAACGACATGTATGACGCAGAAGAAGAAGATGATGAAGAAGAAGAAAAGAAACTATTTAACCAATTATTAACGGAAGCGCAATCTTCCTTTTCTACTATTATGGATGGCTTAGTAGAATCCGTTAAACAAAAGGTTCAAGATATTATTGATAACACATCACAATATCTACAGTTGTTACAATTAGAAATTAAAGGTGGCGAAGATAAATTGTATAAACTTATGGGAAGATTATCTGATGAAGGTCTAGTTAAGGAGGTACAAGAATGACTCAAGAAATTCAGGATTACATTACCCTGTCCCGGCGGGCATATACTGAGAAGTATGAAGTAGACAGTAAAGAATATATTGCAAAGATAAGAGAGATGAAGAACACGCAGTTTGAAGAAGGACATATTTCAAACACACATAAATTACTTATCAGTGAAACTCTTAATAAAGATAAAGAGTTAGAAAACATCAAATCTCTTTTACAAAAGAAAAGATTCTCGGAACAATATATTAAAGATTACATGGCTGCATTATCGGTAGGAACCGATAGAGGAAAAACAAGTAAGAATATGATAAAAAATATCATTTCTGAATTTAGATATAGAAATAGAAAACTTCAACCTAATGATTTAAAGAGTGCATTAGAGTTGGATGATTTAGAAGTATTAAATAACTCAGATGAAAACAAGAAGTTTATTACTGATATGATTAATACAACTAAGGGATTAGATGTTATGTCACATTATGCTTTAGGGCTAACATCACTAGCAAATTCTCTTGAATCAACTGCTAGAAAAAAGAAATTGAAAATACAAAATTTCGATGAAGGAGAGTTGTTAGGAATAATAGACCCAAGAATGGTTAAGTCAAGAAAGAAATTTTATGACCACTGGGAAAAGGTTTACGATAAGTTTGATGATTTAAGAGGAGCCATTCAAAAAGTCCTAATAGAATGGGAAGGAATCGAAAAACAAATAGATAAATTAGATGATGGTTCTGAAGATGTAAAGATAATAGGGCTGAAAGAATCGGAAACATTCTTTACAGAATTAGACGGTGAGTTAAAGAAACTGTATGATTTGTATCAGGACATGGATGATAAGAACTATGTCATTAAATCTAGGTCAATCTATTATCCTGTAGCAAGCGATGATGATGAAGAAACTCTTATGAATGTTCATAATGCCATAATAGAAAAAATAAAAGATATCTTTGATGAAGGCGATTCTTTAAGAAGCATCGAAGAACAAGATGAAGAGTTTGAAATAGATGAAGAAGATATAGATATTTATGAAGGATATGGTTCGGAAGAAGGAGATTCACAAAGAGGTGCGGCTGAAGCAGAATTTGGAGTAGGTCAATCCGGCGCACCACAAATTGCGGCTGAAAACTTTAGAAAGCAAATAGACAATATTACTAGAATTTCACAGGTTGACCCGATATATGGTATCGCTGCCCAAAAAGGAATAGTAAAAGACCCATTCAGTAAAACTGCTTACATAAAGTTTTTAGAAATACTAAAGCAAGAAATTCAAGAAGAAAATGAAATTGATAGTGGCGTTGCAGAAGACCTACAAGAACTTTTAGATGAACATGAAGAAAGAAGAGAACAAGTTGCTGATGTTTCAAGAGACTGGTTTTATTTACCATTTACCCAAGAAGTGTATAATTTCTATGATGAAAGTTTAGGTTTTGAAGATAAACAAAATAAAGAAATCAAAGTACCAAATTATGAATCTTTGGAAAAATTCCATTTAGATTTATTGGAGGCCGTAGGCGAACTAATAGAAGAACCTCTCAATAGAACAACGATGCCTGAAATATGGGAACAAGCAGATATGCCTACTGGTGGAGATGCAGAAAGAGGCCAAAAGAAAATAACAGAAGATACTAAACAACACTACCACATTATGAGCAGATTCAGATTAGGACACTTAGGTTCACTAAGAGAAGACTTGGGAGAGTTTGAAGAGGCAATAGAAAACCTATTAGTAGCAATACAAGAATATTATGTCAAGCCTTCTTATGGAGAATTTATGGTGTTTAGAGACACTCCTAAATTTTTGCGCTCACAGGAACTAGCACAGTTTACAGGAAGGGGCGCACCAAACCAATTAATAGCACAACTATTTACACAGTTCTTAACAGTTGGTATAGGCTTGATAGATAAGAATGATTTAATACAAATCAATAATTATAGAAAAGCATTGACTACTACATCACCATCTGAAAAACTATTGATAAATACAACAGAAGATGTGTTAGATATAGTAGAAGATTTCACTGATGATATATCTATAGACAAAAAATACTTCGCTTCTATCCTTGAAAGGATTGCTAGAACAAATAGAAATGTCAACATAGGACAACTAAAAATAAGAGGCGAGAGCGTACAACGTCTTGCAGACGAGTATAATAATGAGGGTAAGCCTCAACCAATGTATAAATATTTAATTGCGTTTATTGCAGCCAAGTCTAAGTTATTCCAAAAGGATGCTAATAAGAGTAATCAAATGAAAACTTTTATGTCGCTACATACTGAGAGAGGAGACATGATAAGATTATCTGTACCTGAAAGAGCCGTACTTGTTGTTCATGATGAAATAAGAAAAATGTTAAATAAACCAACTTATGAAGGCTATGGTAGACTTGATGATTTTGATAACATAAATGATACTATAGAATTAATTAAGAGTCAATATAAAACTGAACTAACAGCAACCGATATTGTAGGTATAGTTAATGAATTTGAAAGCATGAATAGTATTGCTAATAAGTACGGTGTGAACGAAGACGTTGTTTATCATGTAAAGGCGGTGTTCCGATGAGTTGGTTTGAAATCACAAAAAGAAACCCTATAAAAGATGTAGGGCTTATGATGGTAAAACAAACATTACAGAGTTTAGAATTTGTAGAGGCTCTGTATAAACTAGCATTAAAACAAGAGGAAAGAACTGGCGATGCTTTTATGGCTCCTAGTAAACTGAGGGACATGATAGAGAGACAAAAACATAATTATAAATTAATAAGCGATGTCGTTGATGTACCAGAACCAAACCCTGAATTTCTTTATCATTATTTAACCAAAGTAAAGTGGGATGCGGCAGATGAAGGATTTAAGATGATACCTGATTTTATGGTAGACATGATGGGAGTACCTAGACCAGAAAAAATAGATGTTGAAAAGGGAAAAGAAATTCTTGAGATGTTTATAGAAACTGATGAACCCGGAGGTTACACTGCATGAAGTGGTTTGACATTGTAAAGAAAAAGCCAGTTGATGAGGCAATAGATGATTTAGAGGAAGTCGCAGATAAATATGATTTAGATGAACATGATTGGTCATCCGTAGATGATGCATCGGATTATTTATTTGAACACAAGGTAGTTGATGAGAAATGAAACTTAGACACAAAGTAATTAGTAAACTCATTGATTTGATGGGTAGAATATATGTCATTTTAGATTCAAGATTGCCACCAGAAACAGGGCCAATTCTAGGGACAAAAATAGATGCTGATTTTGAAGCAATGACAAGAAAAGAATTATGTGCTTACATAGAAAAGAAATTTAGGATGGAGAAGGATGCTTTTTGGAACCTACAATCAACTCAAAAAATTAGGCTCTGTTGTCAAAAAGTTAGAGAACTGTCAGGGCCAAGTAAAATGGACATGGGTTATTAAATGAAAAAAAAGAAAAATCTTCCATTGAAAAAAATTAAATTAACAAGATTTAGGTGGTGGGATTTTGAATTGGTTTGACTTGCTTAAACAAACAGGATACAAAGGAATAACTTTTCCTGTTAGGGCTTTTTCTGAAGAAGAGATTGTTGAAATTTGGAACGAATCAAATCCAGATAATCCAAGAATTGCACGAAGAGAAAGTCCTAATAATCTAAACCCATATACTTTTGAAGGGGATTATCTTACTGCATGGGATAATAATAGAATGATTGGTTATAGTGGTTGGCAAGATTATGGAACCTATTGGGTATTAGCAGGTACAAGAGTTCATCCTGATTATAGGCGTGGTGGCTCTAAAGGTTTTTCAGGAATTAGTAGAAAACTACAGAATGAAAAAATGGATAAGATGGCTTCTAAGCCCGGAATAGGTTTAATCAATAATACTACATTAGGAGGCACTGCTTGGGCTGATTCTTTCAAGAGAAAATTTTGGATGACAAACCCAGATAACTTAGAAAGTTACTATGACTTTATACCAAAGAAGGTCGTGGATGAACATGCAGAAATGGCGGCAAGTAAAGGGCAGGATTTTGTTATTTATTTACCTGTACCAATGGCAAAGAAATGGAATAAAATTAACGCATCATTAAGGAGAAAGAAATAATGGAATTAGAAGAATTAAACTTTGCTCATCAGATGGATATGCAAATGTCAAAAGATTCATTTCCTTATTTCTTTCAAAATGTATTAGGTATGATGTATCCTGCCTATATGCAAGAATGGCTAGATACTATGTCAAACACAGATAGAACCGTAATAGTCTGTAGTCGTGACCACGGAAAATCTGTTTTTATGCATTCTTGGGTAGTTTGGAATTTAGTGTTCCAAGAACCACCATATCAGATGCTATACATTTCATCGAACCAAAAGCAGACTCTTGTTCACATGAGAGAGATAGATAGATATTTTAATTTACCACAGTTAAAAAAGTTTAGACCAACAAGAGGATGGGCTATTGGAAACATAACATTAACGAATGGCAACTCAATTCTTGAAAGGTCAGTAGGTTCACAGATTCGTGGTCTTCACCCGCAAGAAATTATTATTGATGACCCTTTGAAAGAGTTTAGTTTAACTGGTATTCAAAGAGTTACTGATTGGTTCTTCGGAGATATGATTCCTACACTTCACCACACTGCTAATCTTAGAATGATAGGGACTCCTTTTACTTATACTGATATTTTCTCACAACTAGAAGAAAACGAAGCCTATACAGTTAGAAAATATCCCTGTTTAGATTCAATGAATGAACCCTTATGGCCTGAAAGATGGGATTTTGATGCTCTGATGCAAAGGAAGGCAGAAATTGGTTCATTAAAGTTTACTAGGGAGTATCTATGTATACCAGTTTCAACAGGAACAGCACTTTTTGGACAAGAACACTTAGAAAATGCAAAAAATAGAGATTTAATTCTTAAATTAGGTCACAGAAAAGATAAAGGATACAAATATTATGTAGGTGTTGACCCTGCTATCTCTACAGACGGCGATTATAACGTAATTATGGTTTTAGAAGTAGATGATGAGAAAAATAAAAGCATTGTTCATGTAGATAGAAGTAAAAATGTTCAATTTAGAGAAAATATTGATAAATTACGTCTAATTGGTCAAGTGTTTGAGCCGGAAGTCATACTTTACGAAACAAATACATTCGCAAAGGCGTTTACACAAGAGTTAAGGGCTGTATCCGACTTAAATGTAAGGGATTTTGATACAACCCGTAGAAAGAAGCAAGAAATTATATTAAATCTACAAATGAACTTTGAAAACAACAAATTACATCTTCCGTATGGAGATAATAACAGCAGAAAGATGACTCAAGCACTATTAGAAGAATTATCTATGTTCTCAATTACTCAATCTGGTAAGTTTGAGGGAGTCGGTGCGCATGACGACTTGGTTATGGGCCTAGCCTTAGCAAATGCGGCCTCACAAACGCCGACAGAAGCGTTTATGCTCCTCGATGACATGGAACTATTCGATGAGCCTGAAACGCCTCTATTTGAGCAAAATACGGGAATGATAGGTTTAAATTTTTAGGTCGGGTGTAAAAGATGACAAATGAATCAGATTTAGAAGAAGAACAGGCTGATGAATTAGAAGCACAATCAAAAATTATGCGTGAAAAGGCTAAGTTAACTGAACAAATGGAAAACTTAACTGATGGCATGAAAAACGCAAGTTGGTTAGAAAACAAACCAATAAGAAGCCATGATGATATAACAAAAGATTATGCAGAAGAGTTTGGAATGAATTTAACAGATGCTAAAAAGGCATTAGATGTTTATCCTCAGGCATATGAGATTCAGGGTAATAGTATTCCTATGGTAGTTAAAGAAATGAGAAATTATCGAAGGACATTAAAAGGAGAACCAAAAATTAAATTTACGAAGGCTATTGATAATCTAATTGATGGTTATTCTGATTATCTTAACAAATGTATAGAATCTATTTATTGGGTAAAGAAATATAAGGTTCCTTTACAAAGTATGACTTGTTCTGAAAGCGATTTACTAAAACTAAGTAAAATAAGTGAAGAAGATACTAGAAGAAGAGTAGTGGATTCGCTTTGTAAAAATTGGGAAGCAAATTTAGATATGAAAGAACTTTCATTTGGTAAAGAGTATGCTTCTAATCTAAAGAAAGCAACAGAAGCCAAAAAAGAATTTAAAGCAATTCTAAAGGAAACCTCTATAAACCCTAGCCCCAAGTCAGTCTTGAAGAGTGAAATCTTAAAAGCAGTTTGTAATAATCCGGGTATTTCTGCAAGAGAAATTCATGATTCTTTAGAAAAGAATCTATACGATAAAACTTCTACTGCAATAATTGCTAAACTAGCAAAGGAAGAAAATATAACTGGGGTCAATGGTGCTTATTATAAATTTAATGATGAAATAAAAAAGAATATATGGGCATACACAGCAGCATTCATAGACTCTGATGGATATATTACAATGGACAAAAATCATAATCCAAGAGTAGGTTTAGTTGCGACAGGAGATAGAGGAAAAGCATTTATGATGGAAATGTATAAATCATTAGGAAGCATTGGAAGATTACATTTAGACCAAAAGTCACCACAAGACACTAGACCTGTTAACAGATTAAATTTCTATTCTGGAAAAGATATTACTAAACTATTAAAAAATTGTTTACCACACTTTAGAATGAAAGGGCCAAATGCAAAAGTTTTGCTAGAACTAATTAAAATAAAGAAAGAGAATAAAAAAGCAGATTGGTACAAAGACAGAAAAGATGAGTTATTTAAACTTATGAAATATCACAATCACAAAGACAACACTAATTTCAATTGGAATGAATGGGACATTGATATAGATGGGATTAGTAAGTTGGAAGCAAATTCAAAAATGGATGTATGATAAATGGTAGAAGAAGAACAAAGAAGATTTTCTATTCGCAATGTATTTAGGAGAAGAACTCCTAAACCTGCTGATAGAAAAGTTTTCAATCCGGGTATCCAAGAAAAAGATACTTCATACATGATTACTGCACCAGTGGTATATCATGTTGCACAACAATCAGTAATAGTAAGAACCTGCACTAGTCAATTAAAGACGGAGATATTTAGAAGAGGTTATCATTGGGAAGAAAAGTTTGCATTAAAATGTAACTCTTGTGGTAATGAACATAAGTCTCCTACTCCCGCTTGTCAAGAATGCGGTAGCCCAGATTTAAAAAAGCCTAACAAAGACCAATTAGTTTATGCTAAGAAATTTTTACACAGGTATGTAAATGAATCTGAGCAAATGTTTATTGATATTCTAAAAGAAATGGAAGATGATTTAAACATCATGGATGATGCCTATGTTATTCTAGTTAAAGAATATTTCTTAGATGGCAACGGCGAAATAAAAATGCACAGAATAAAAGAAATGTATAGGGGAGACCCTGTAAGCATGGCAATTTATTCTGATGAAAAAGGAACAAAAGGAAAAGAAGGATTTACCTGTATCAGACATAGAGATTTCAAATCGGATGACCCTGCTGAAAGATGTGAAGAATGCGGTGGCCCTACTTATCCAATTCATTATGTAAATAGAGCGCATGGAGAAGAACAGTATTATATTAAGGGAGAAGTTCTACACTTTAGTAAATATAATCCAAGTAGACTTTATGGTTTGTCTCCAATACTTACTCTTTGGAATCACATTACTACGTTGATTGCTATGGAAAATTATGTAAATTCTTCTTATTCAAAGAGCAGAATGCCAAGAGGATTACTTGCAGTTCAAACCAGAAATATTGATTCTATGAAAAATTTCTGGAGAGGCGTTAAAGAAAAAATGGAGCAAGACCCTCACTTTATTCCTGTTATGGGAATAGAAGCAGAAAATGGTAAAGGTTCTATTGAGTGGATAAAGTTTTTAGATAGCCTAAAAGAAATGGATTATGTTGCTGTTAAAGAAGATTTAAGAGATAGAATTTCTGCGTTCTATGGTGTATCTAAAATTTTCATGGCAGACAATTCCGCCAGTGGTGGATTGAATAATGAAGGTATGCAAATTCTTGTTACAAACCGTGCAGTTGAAATGGCACAAACTATTTGGAATGATTATGTTTTACCATTTATTACAGAACAATTTGGAATCACAGATTGGAAATTAAAGTTACCTCCTTCTGAAGAAGAAGATGAGTTAGCCAAAATAAGGTTAAGAGAACTAGAAGTGCAAATTGCTGCGTCTATTAAAAACTTAGGCTTTGAAGTAGAAATGGATGATAAGGGAAGGTTTTCTTATCATAAACCAAAACCAGAAGAAGGTAAAGCACCTAAGGGACAAGACAAACAAATTGAACGTGACCCCTATGCTGGTACAAATATAGATGCAAGTCAAATGGGTCAAATTATGGAACAACAGGGGCAACAAGAAAGAACTACTCCACAAGAAAATCCGCCAGCAACCAGAAATAAACCATCTTCTGAAACTGGCCCAGATAAAAGATTTACTGGTTTACCGAGGGAAGCAGGTAATAAGAATGTTGATTCAAGAACAGAGAGGCGAGTTGGATGAATTGGCAACAAACTATTAAGAAAGTAGAAGTTGGTTTACCAAGAGATGAACAAGGTTCACCGTTTGATGATAGAGACTTTTCAAGAGATTTAGACCAACTTAAACCTAAATGGCATAAGTACAAAGAAGAGATAGATGAGGCTTATACAACAATTTGGAAAAATGCATCTAAAAAAAGATATGGTAAAAGTTATTGGCATTCACCTACACGACCCGAACCCTTTGGTAGCCCTGCACATTTCTTTCATTTTTTAAATAGGTTTTTTAGTACAAAAAGATACAATCGCCCTGCAATGACTGGTGAATTTTTTGGAGGAAGACAAAGATTTCATAGAGAAAGAGTATCAACATTTCCAAGCGAAGAATTTAACAGAAGATGGCAGACTTGGGATGACTTAAGAACTTGGGCGCAAAATGACATAATAGAGAAATTAAATCCTCTTTTTAGAAAACTAGGTTGGTTTGACCTTAATGTAGTTAGAGAGACAGGATATAAATCAGAGGATAAAAGAAGAGGTACAGGATATACAATGCCCGGAGTACCATATTCTTTTTCTGTAATAAACTTTAAAGAGTGGAGAGAAGTAGATAAATTATTAAGTAGCGGTAAAAAGATTCCTATAAAATATAGAGGAATAGAATATCTTGAGAGTGAAAGAAAATGACAACAATAGATAAGAAAAAAGAACTTGTTAAGGAGATTAACAAGGAAGTAAATGCAATGAAGAAAGATGTCAGTAAGAGACATGATATTGTCGGAAATGACCCGGCAACATTAAAGCGCGAACAACCAGACCATGTTCCGGGTGTTGTGCAATTTAAGAAAGCAAAAAAACTGGACAATAAGAGACACGAAAATATTCCGTGGTAAGGTGATTTAATGGTGGAACTGTTACTTAAACAGGTTACCGCCGAAGTGGAACTTTACAGAATTTTAAGAAAAAAAGATAATGCTAAAAAATTGGCAGAAAATGATTTAACTTTAAAAGAAGTTCAGTATGCAATAAGAAGAACTATCTCCAAGTATATTGAGAGGAACAAAGATGAAATAAATCCAAAGCCTCAAATTACTTGGACTAGTTCTCAACTTAAGACTTCTTTCAAAGATAGACAACGCCCTGAGGGTTGGAAGGTAAGTTCATTTGAATTTATAAAATCTTCTTTACAAAATATAATGAGATATGCTGAAGAGAAAGATAAAGAAACCATACTAAAAGTTATTGATGTATTTCTACAAGATACTAAAACAACCAAAGTAGAAAGAAAAATGAGTCTCCAAGAAAAAACACTTAATGAAGTTTTGATAGATTTAGAAGAAGACCAAAGGATAACTGATAAAACTAAATCTGATTTAAAGGAGAGAAAAATAATAACATCAAAATTCTTAGTGGGTCTAAATGAATCTGTCTGGAATGATAAGAAAAAGATTCATCCTGCAATTGTGTCGAAGTTAGTTAGAGTAGATTCAGACGGTAAAAGAAATGTTACAGACTTATATAGAAAATTTGAAAGATTTTTAAAATCAGAATTTAATAGAAGTATTACTAGAGCAGACAAACTGAGAAGAGTAGCACAAAGAATTGAACAAAAGAGAGTAGATAAATCTACTGTACCTTCTTTAATTAAGACATTAAACGCAGATGAATATAAATTTAATAAAAACTCAGCAATACATTTAAACAAATTAGTAAATAATTTAAATGCAAACACAAGTGCAGATGCAGACTTTTATGATTTAATTGAAGACTTTATTGAAGATGTTGATGGAGATAGAAATTGGTCTCTCGATGAAATTGCTGCAAGTATTCGTAGGGACTGGGATGTTAAAAGTGAGTCAGAAAAAGAAGGAGAAGACTTTCAAGAATATGCAGGAAACTATTTAGTCAAACTTATTAAAGAAGTAGAAAAAGAATATGCTAAAATTATGAATACTAAGTCTGCTATAGATAAATTAGAACAAATTATTAATGAGAACGGCGATAAAAGAGTTGCGGAATCAGTTACTAATTTTGAATATCTTGCCGACCTTAGAGAACATTATGAAGGACTTCAAAATAATATTAAAGACTACAAATCAAAACAGGGTATTGCCTTACAGGAAATACAAGAAGATGAAGAAAGAGAAAGACTTAGAAGAGATGCTACTGCAAGTCCAAAAACAAAAGAAGAGAAGGAATGGGAAGAACAAAGATTTGCACAAATTAGGGAAGAGGATAAAAAGCAAAGAGCAAAACTTGACCCAATACAAAGTTTCCTTGCAGGTGGAGATACAAAACCAGACACCAAAGAAAAATTAATGATGCACCTCAGAACTCTAAAAGAAGAAACTAAAAACAATTCTAAGAAAGGGGCAGAAACAAACTTACAAAATGTAAATACTAAAATAGATAAAGAGTTTGATAGGTTTAAACAATCACAGGATTATAGAAGATTACTTAAATTAATTAATCCGGGAAGGGGAGACCCGTACTATAATAAAATGACTAGAGAAAGACGGGTCAAATTAGAGAAAAGAATGGATGATTTAATAGACAATTTCAAATCCCAAGAAAGAATAGCAAGGTTATATAAATTACAAAAACAATACAGATTAGAAGTTTTAGCGTTTAATAGGATTCCTCAGATAAAACAATTATTAGAGAGAATGGGAGGAAGATAAAATATGTGGGAAAAAGTTATTTTAAAAGAAGAAAGTGAATTGTTGGCAAAGGTTGACCCAAAGCAAAAGAAGAAAATTAAGAAGTTGTTACAATCTGTTCAGCCAACAGAATATATGGGACAAGACTTTACCAAGTTAGGAGATTTATTGGATGAAATAAAATCTCTTAATGTAAATAAGTCTGATAAGAAAAAGATGGAGAAAATAGAAGAGACAAACATATCTCTTGTAGCGGCTGCATCTGAACTTAGAAAAGATTATGAGATTCTATATCGCCAAATGCGAGGGATGATTTATCCAAAGAGCAAAGGAGATTTAGGAGATGAGAAAGATGAGTGACGAAAGTGCAGACAATGAAATGCTTCTTCTGTTGAAGGAGTTAGTTGATAAGGTAAGCAAGTTAGAAAAAACTGTTTACAATGATGACAACATACTGATGAAGTCAGGTTTAGTTGTCACAAATACACCAACACCCACAATGGGTAGTGGAACTACTAGCGTTGATGATATTGCCAAGATGGATTGGAAAGATATCAATGAAATGGTAGCAAAATTGGAAGGTGGTTATTGATGGATGATGGATTACCACAAAAAGTAACAAAAGAAGAAAAGATGGAAGAACTGATGGTTAAAGCATTAGAGTTAGGAAAGGAAATTGTTTCTACTCAAATCGCTGATATAGAGAACGAAACAGGTGAAACTGTTGATGTCAAAAAGCCAAAGGCTGAATCCGTACCAGATGTAAAAGGTAGGGATGAAGAACAAACAAACATAACTGAGTTTGAAGGATAAACATGGCACAATCTGGGGTCTTCTTTCGCAAAAAAAATAAGAACTTGGCGAAGCGTGTTCTTGATTTTTATGAAGATGTGAGAGTAAAATATCTTACTGCGAGAGAAGACCCTAAAGAATATGGGGAACAATGGAGGAAGTCTGTCGAAAAGATAAGAGATGATTTCGATGGACTTAGTAGTTTTACTAACGAAATGAAAAAATATTTAGACGAAGAAGTAGTGTTTAATAAAAACACACTAGACCCTGAATCAAATCATGCTAGAGATTTATATGCTCAAATAAAAAGATTAAGATACAATTCCGATGAAGTAAATGACCCGTTTGCTAAACAGTTAGGAGACAGGGTTATAGAGACATTTATATCTAAGCCAGCAATATATGCTATGTTTATACACTATGCTTTGAGAACACATTCACACGGAATATCATCAGCCTCATGGGAACAAGAAGGAATTAATATAGCAGATATAGCAGAAGGCGCGGAAGGGCTAGACCTTAGATTAGATGATATTCCTATTTATATTATTGAGCATTATGGTGATAACAAAGACACATCTAAAATAAAGCCCAAATTTAAACCTGCTCTTGAGTTATTGAAAAAGGTATATCTAAGAGATAACACAGAAGAGGATTGGGAAAAGTTAATTGCAATTAGATTAGAAAAGTCTGAGGACTCTAAAGAAGAAAAAGCGGATACTGATTTTATCATACCAAACAAACCAATGTATAGAATATTTGAAGTTAAAGACATTGAAGAACTTAAGGGCTTTAGTGGAGAATGGCTAGTTCAAGAAAAGTATGATGGTATCAGGGTTCAACTTCATAAAATAAAAGACAAAGTAAAAATTTATTCTTACAATGAAAAAGATATTACTTCTAAATGTAAAGACATTGTAGATAAATTAAAGCAAAAGAGATTTGGAGATTGTATCTTTGATGCAGAACTAATACTATATGATAAAGATGAGCCTCTTCATAGAGCAGATACTATAGCACACTTATTTAAAAACAAATATCCTGATGCTAAATTAAAGGCTAGGGTCTTTGATATAATGCACCACGAAGGAAAGAATTTAGCAGACAACCCTTTAAGAGAAAGAATCAATACATTATTTTATCAACTATCTCAAAACTCTTCTGATGAGTTAGGGTTTCCAAATAAAAAGAATACAAGAATTGCAGATTCGTTAGCAGAAGTGGAAAAGTATTCTAAAGATATTATGGAACTACCTGCTTCAGAAGGAGTAGTTATAAAAGATATAGAATCCACATATTATATTGGTACTAAAAAGAATCCAAAGTGGATTAAGATGAAGAAATTTGTTGACTTAGATTTGATTGTTTTAGATAAGAAAACTACAAAATCAAATCTAAATTCGTATACATTAGGGGCAGGGCCACTTAGCGGAGAAGAAGCAAGAGAACATGGTGGTACTGAGTTAAAAGGAATAAAGTATCTCTCTGTCGGTAAAGCCCTAAATACAAAGGAAGATGTAGATGTAGGTGACATAGTTAGAGTTAAGGTTGACGAAGTAAGAAAGACACCTAAAGGCTATAAATTATACACTGCTAAGGTAATAGAACTCCCCGAAGTGGAACAACCTGAAAAACTTATTACTTTGGATTTGTTATCTAAAGAGGGAAGAAAGACATTAAAGTATGAAGTTAGAGATGCACTAAAGAAATATATTGTTACTGATAATATTCATGGGGAAGCCGAAATAATAATGAAAGGAGATTTTGATGGCTATACTATATATGGATTCAGTGGGGATACTTTAATGGAGAAAAATGCTTTAGCAGATATAGATTTGTGGAAGCATGAAATTACAGAGTTAATGAAGGCAAAGTCTGGAGATGCTAGAGTAGCCATTAAATCTTTCTTACATGATAAAGACCCAGATGGTAAAGGAACACATGTAAGAGATATACAAAAATTTGCTAAAGAAAAGATACCTGAATTAAGTGAAGCATTGTGGGATAACGATATGCGTAAATTAGTAAATTGGTTAACTGATTTTGATGATTTTGTTAAGGTGGCTAAGGATACTTTTGTTCCAAATAAAGATAAATTAATTAAAGCAGACACTCCTAAGTCTGGAACATTTTCTATATACTATGGTGATGATGATAACTTAGAATTCATTATTGAAACAGATAAAAAAGATATGGCGTGGACTATTGATATAGAAGATACAGAAGACATTTACAACTTATTTGGTAAATCAGGAAAGTTTCCTGCACAGGTTGCAGATAAAACAACAAGAGGAAAACTTATAGATTCTGGTAAAATTAAGTTAGGTGTGCAAAGACATGGTTATCACGAATATAAAATCAATGGTAAGAAGTTTGATACAAGAGTCCACTTTAGAGTAGTACCTGTGAATGAAGAAGATACTTGGTTAGTATGGACTGGTGTTAAGCAAAAGATGTTAGATGCTGACAAAGACGAAGGAATATGGGATATTACTGAAGACCGACATAAAAAGTTAACCATGCAAGTTGCGTAATATCGTGGCCTTCATATAGTAAATTGAGGAAGTGGTATTGTGTCGGAAGCCACTTTGCTTAAGTCGCATACAGAAGGTAACTTTAGTATTTTAAAATCAGATGATTTAGTCATAGGAGGATATGCATCAATAGAAATTGTAGATAAACAAAATGACTTAATTACACTAAAAGCATTAGAAGAAGCAGTTATAAAATATATGGAAACACCCAAGTATAGAAATGTAATGTCAAATCATTCAAATGTTCAAGTCGGTGACGTAATAGAAAATTATAGAGATAAAAATGGAAACCTTCACAAGACAGAAGTAGATGATGTAGGCTTTTATGTTGTTATTAAATTAAGAGATGACATAGAAAAGGCAAAAGAAATTCAAAGAGGTATCAGAAAAGGAACCTTACGTTCATTTAGTATAGGTGGACAAGCACTATCTAAGAGGCAAAAAACAAGCGAAGAGTTAGGCCAATATAATGAGATAGATAAATTAGAACTCCATGAAGTAACAATTTGTGAAAAAGGAATAAACCCAGAAGCAAAGTTTGACATATTAAAGGAGGAGAAGAGTGACATGACTGAGAGATTGGAAAAAGCACTTGAGGAACTTAACACGCTTATGGCGGAAGTTAATGACCTAAAGAAAGAAGAAATGGATGCAAAACCAGATAAGGATGAGGAAATGGCCGATATGGAGAATGCAGACATGAAGGGAGAAGATGATGTGGACATAGAAGACGCAGACATGGAATCCGGCGATTACGGTAAGGATGAAGAAATGGCCGACATGGATGAAGAGAATATGAACATGGAATACTCCGATAATACCGCTAAGGGTAGAATGGGGCCGGAAGGCTTCGTTGAGGCGGGTCATGCCGGAGAAGAAGCAGAAGGCAAGAAACACCCACAAGCCGCACAATTTGGTCAATTATACAAGGAGTGGAATAACGAAGATTTCGCTACTTTAGACCTTAGCAGCGAAAATGTAGAGAAGGCTTACGAGGCTTTCAAAGCCGAGCAGTTAGAGAAGATGGCTTATGACTCTCTAAAGGCTCAGTTTGAAGAGAGGTTCGTAAAGGAGCAAGACTTAAGGAAGGCTTCTGTTGCCCGAAACGAGTATGATGCCAAGAATGAGGTTGATGCACTTAAGGAAGAGTTTGCTCTTCTTAGGAAGTCATTAACTGCTCAAACGGATGAGATTGTAAAATCCTCTTCTGCTGAAATTGAAGTACCTGATGTTTCAGAAATGGATTGGGGAGAGATACACAACTTTATCGCTCAATATGAGAACTAGGTGATATAAGATGACAGGATATATTAAGTCTATGAGAGATTTGGAAGCCGCAACCTATGGTATTAGGGGCGGTTCAGGTAATGCGCTGTTAAAGGCGGCAGGTGTTGTTAGCGGATTATCCGCAGCCCACGATTCGGGTAACAGCATGGCTAGTGCTAATTCGGCGTTAAGTGACCTATATAACTTGGCCTACGGTAAGAAAGTATGGTCAATGATTAACCAAGAATGCAATGCACTCGCAATGCTACCAAAGAGACCTTATGTTTCTTCTGGTTGGAGAGTGATGACAAAGAGAGCAGGTGGCGGTGGAGATAATAAAATCTCTATGGCAGATAACAGTGGAACGTTAACAAAGGGTGGAGATGCCCTACGACCAGATGCTCTAGGTGGATACGGTGAAAACGCGGCAATAGATTCTGGTGCTGATTCAACGGCAGGAACTATTTCTGCTATTACACCCACCTATGACAAGTTAAACACCAGCCCCAAGACCGTTGCTCATATGTTTGAGTTCTCGGAATTGGCTCTTGAGATGGCAAAGATTGATGACGGCGTTGGAGACATCCGTGCTTTAATCCGTGAAGACATGGGTAAGCACCACGCAGAGATGCAGAACGCTATGCTTCTATTGCCTCTTGAGTCGCTTGACCTAAGCAATGCTAATGCTAACGTTGAAAGAAACTACACTTCTTTAATGAAGATAGTTTCCTCAAAGCAAGAATTAGCAGATGCTTTCGATGATGGGTTGTTCTCGGTTAATAAGGCCAGTGACGGCACTAAAACCACGGTTGATGCAGCAATGTATACATTGTTCAACAATACTGACAGAAACCCCGGAAGTGCAAGTGGAACCAGCAAAATGGGTACTGTTACAGGTGCAGGGTTTATGGATGCATATGTTGACAATGGTGATGGTTATGCAGAAGGTGATGCAAGGCCATTAACTCTAACAATTCTTAACAAGGCGTTAAGAAACATTAGAGAAGCCGGAGGAAGCCCAAAGGTTATCTTAACAGGATACGACACCATTCAGCATCTTGGTGACTTACTACAGTCCCAAGAGCGATTTATGGATAGGAAGGAGATTATTCCTACTCATAACGGTGTTAGGGGTGTAAAGGGTTCAGAAGTTGGCTTTAGGGTCGCTACTTACTACGACATCCCAATTATTCCTTGTAAGGATATGCCACAAACAGGACAGGCTACTGCTAACAAATTGAGTGATATACTCATTCTTGATACAGACCACCTGTGGCTATCTGTAATGAAACCCACCCAATACTTTGAAGATGGTATTGACCACGGTAACCCATTCGGTGTTGCCAAACTTGGTAATCAGGCATTGTACCGCACGATTGCTGAGACTGGTTGCTCCTTCTTTAAGGGACAAGGAAAGATAACGAACCTAACCAGTGCATGAGGTGATTAAGTATGGCAGTTACAGTAACAGTATTAGCAGACCATAAGGGATATACAACGCCTAAAGTATCAGGCGATGAATACTATGTTGATGCTAATATAAATTGTGATGCTAACGATAATACGGGTATGCTCGTAACAGCAGCAGAACTTGGTTTAAGAACCATAAATGCTGTAATAGTAACGGGTGTGGAAGAAATCGGCCATGATGCTAGAGCAATTGTAGCAGAAGGTGGAGGCTATGAATCAGGGAGTAGTTTTAAACTGATTCTTTCCACAGGCACAGCCGCACAATCAGGCACAAGTGATGAAGGCTCTGTAAGAGTTCGGGTCTACGGAAATCTTTGATTACCGCAATAAATGTGGCCTATGGCCCCTTAACGGGGTCATAGGTCACTACAACATTTTATTTTTAAGTAACATTCATAAGGGATACGCTCCCTCACACCAATACACAGGAGATGCTAAAATGTCAGGCTCGTTGAATTACTGTTATAAGAGTACCACAACTGACGGTGCTGAAACAGAACATTTGATAAAAGAGCGCGTTAAGTTGATGTCTGTAAAGATACACAATAATGACGGTGCTGAACAAACCATTAGTTTATATGATAATTCTTCAGCCGTTGCTTCAAGCCTATTTGCAGTAATACCTGTACCTGCTGGAACATCAGTAGATTTGGATTATCATGGGGCTATTTTAGGTACAGGTCTGTTTTTAAGTCGTGCAGCAGTTTCAGGTACAGCAGCCAATGATGTAGTAGTCTCCGTTCAAGTGAGATGAAAAAATGCCCGCTTTAGAAAAAGATACAAAACTAGTAATGACGATATTATTCGTTGGTTGCATTAGTGGCATAAATGTTTTCTTTTATGCTGAATATGGTAATTTACTTGCCTTTTCACACTATGCACATGCAATAGTATTTTCACTAATGACCATTGGTGGAATACTTGTAATGAAAGCCGTGTTTGATTTGGCTTTGAATGACTACATTGAGATGACTTTACTCGACAGAAGAATTGCCGCTTATTGGGCTAGAAGGGCTAGAGATGAACAACAAAGAGAAAAGGTTCGTCAAAGCCTACAACAGTTTAACCAAAGTTGGAATAGACAGCCTATACAACCACAACCCGTAACAACAGAAGAACCCCAAGTATCTCCCTTTTTAGCACAGGTTGAGTGATTAAATGTTGGAAGCCATAGCATTTGGTATGGATGAATCTGCTTTAGCGTATGATATGCAAAGAGCGCATTCAGCAGATGTTTGGTTTCTAAGAGCAAGATTTTACTTTTGGGGAGTTATTGCTTCTCTTGTAAGTTTTTGTATTGGTCATGCATTACCATCGTTTGGTGTTAATTTATTTAGTACGCTTTGGGGAGGTATTACTTCGATATTTCATTTCTAGGTGATTGAATGTCGGTGATGACAGGGTTCGTAATTATCTGTATAGAGCAGTTAGGATTACTTTGGAAGAAAATAAATCCACATGCAGTAGGAGTATATGGTGCTACGCAAGTAGGAAAAACAACATTACATCATCAATTAAGAACAAGAGGAGATGTACCAGAAATTAAACAAAGAACTGTTGGAAGAGAAAGAGCATTAAGAAAAACAATTAAAATTGATGGAGACCAACACACAATCAAAACATCAGATATAGGAGGAGAAACAACATATTGGAATGAATGGCTATACGATATGAGAAAAAGAAAAGTAGAATATATTATCTTTATGATTGACGATAGACATTTAACAAAACACTTTGATATAGAACAACAACTATGTTGGACATTTTTAGTAGATACAATATGTGCGCCTTATTGGGACAACGTAAATAAAAAGTATAAAAAATCTGATAAAGATTATCCAAAAGCAGTAGGTATATGGGCAAACAAATATGACCTATGGAAAGACAGGTATGAATACAAAGAGATACAACAACACCCTATATTCCAAGCATTTAGAGATGGAGCAAATAAATTAAATGATAAAGGCATACCTACATACAAATATATAGTAAGTGCAAAATCAGATTCAGAAATGGTTTACAGAGGAATTTCAACAATGATAGAGGATTACTAATGGTAGAAAAAACAATATATCAAGAGTTTGAAGACATCGCTAAGATGTTAACATTTAATACAGAAATGCCCGATTCGGGTCAAAAACTACAAGAAGCCGTGGCACATATAATGAGGATTGCTAACCGTAATCCAATATTTAAAGAGATGACTTTTAATGACTTAGAGATGATGGGTAAAGAGAATTGGCAATCGGAGTTGGAAAGATGACAATAGCACCTACTTATCAGCCTCCTTCTTTAATACCTGCTAATAACACAATAGCAGCAAATCCCTTTTTACCTCCCATTAAACTTGCTAGGTCACCCGGCTCAGTTATGCAATATGAGTATAAAAGCAGTAAGCCTAGAAAACAATTAAAAGAAATGTTAAAGATACTGTGGCCTGAAAGAAAAAGTTTTATGAAGATACCTTACAGTTATAAATTTAATACGAAGGATAGATGTGTTGTATGTGGAACCCATAAGGTTTGGGAAGCATCAGACCCAATGAGACCAACAATACCTCTTCACAAAGTAAGAAAAGGTTATCCTATGAGGGGAACTTACTGTGAAAAACATGCACAATTGCACAGACAATATGAGATGTTAGAGCAACAAATAATAGCGGAAGAACATGGTCTTTCTTTTGAATCATACATACCTATGCCCAAAGTGCCTAAAATGTTACAATCAGCACCGCTAACTTCATTAAGGCAGTCAGACATAGAGAGTTTGTCAGGAATGGGGTGGACTATAAAGCCCCCTCAAATGTCTAATGAAAACAAGGAAGACGAATTATTTCGATTAACAATGGAACAAAATGGCATTAATAAAAGAGTTTTAGAATTAATGACCAGTGGCGCACAAGTTATTCCTCAGGATAAAGTAGAGATACCTGAAAACGCAATAGAATTGGAGGCACAATAATATGGTATGGGGTACATCAAATAGAAGTATAGCACAACAAATAGATGCAACGAGTCAGGCTCAATTTAAAGCCACAAATAATTTACTAACTTTACAAGAGAACCATGTAGAAGAGTTCTTTACTTATCACGGTGAACAGTTTTTAGGTGCGCTTGCACAACTAGTAGAAGATGTAGTAGAAAAGGTAGTTAGTGAACAATTAGTAAAACTACGTTTAGATACTGTAGGAACAGGTACAGAGTTAGGTGTGACTTCTGTTGCACAGGCAGATTATAATGCTGTAACTGCGGCTAACATACAATTAGATTTACAAACATTATTAGCAACTGCAATAAATTCTGAGGTAGTTTATCAAAGAAAGATGGCTAAGAGTCAATACTTAGAATCTCAAGGATTTAGCGCACCTACTCCACAAGCCCCTGCACCTGCACCTGTAGGAGTATCGGCAGGAATGCCTGTTAACGGCGGTGTTGACCCATCACAGATTCAAGGTGGCGGTGGTGCAACTCAGTTTAATCAAGCCATGTATCAGCAACAACAGGCATTTAGCAACAATTCTGGTTATCCAATTCCACCAGCAGGTACGGACACAATGGGGAATCCTTACTGGATAGACCCCAATACGGGTCAAATGACCTATACTCCACCTAGAAGTGGTTTAGGTCTATCGCAGATGATTTCTAAAGGTGCTGCTTGGGCCGCTTGGTTGGCTTAAGTGGTATAAATGATTAGGTTACCTGCTACTATTAGATATGAAAATAGGGACTATTCTGTTGGTTCTGAACCAATAGAAATAGATAACGCATCCTTAACGGGTGATGTCCTAGATAACCCATTAGCCGTGCTTATGTTAAAATATATAGTGTCTCCTTTTACTGTCAAAAACTATAGCAGTATTAGTAAAAACATGAAACATTATTTAAACTCTGCTTTATTAGAAGATGCTACTGATGAAAATCCTGATATGAAATTTAATAGAATTGAATATGAAAACTATATTCAAAAAGCATGGGAGTCAATAATGGATTTGACAGCAGAAGAGTTTTTTACAAAGACTAGAGTGTTTGTAAATACTTCTGGAACAGATGATAGATTTGATGCAATATTAAGAGACTTAGACGATACAAGAAAAGATATGAAAATGGAAGGGCTTCTTGATAAATTAGGATATGAATGGTTAACTACTGCACACAAAATGAAGGATGAAAAAGGAACTGAACTTTATTCAGCAGGAGAAAGCGTTAGACCTTATGGTAAGGCTTTAACAGAGGCAGGAAAAAAGTTCCAACCAGAAGATTCATTAGAGGGTACTATTCATCAAAGAAAGGCAGGTAAAATGAATGAAGAACAAATTGCTGCTAAAATTAAAGAAGGCTGGAATAAATATCTTGTTGTTTCAGTAGATGATTATGATATAGACGAGAATAGAAAAAACAGGCGGATTGTAATCACCGTTAATTTTGATGAGATTATTGCTGATTTAATGGCAGAACAGGGAATACAAATGCCATATGAGAAACTTGTTGGAGATATGGATTTAGAAGAATGGTATCGTTTATTTGAGGAGGCAGACGGATGATATTAGAAAAAGCATTAGAAGACGTTGTTGGCCCTGATGGTGACCCATCTGATGATTATGATAAAGAATACCCAACGGAATATAGTGTGTCTGCTTCATATTATCCTAAAGGGTGGAAACAATTTAACGATAAAGACATGAAGATGTGGATTAAAATTAACGCTAAACTTGCTTTGAATAAATTAATAAATGAACAATCTGACTGGACAGGAGATGTAGAATTAAGCACTAGAGATTTAGATATATTAGAAGATGCTTATAATGTTGGGGCAATTAATTTTCTAACTGTTAAGAATATAGTGTACGGTGTTGATGACGAAGAAGGTAATAAAACTTTTAAGTTTCCCGATAAACCTAAAAAATTCTCAAAATCAGAAAGAGATTTTGTTATGAAACATGCAGATAAAGAAAATCTTACTGGGTTTGAATCAAGAATATTTGAGGCACAAGGAAGCGCAGGATTAGCAGAACAAATGAAAGAAACTAAAAAATTAGTACAAAGACCAAAGTTTATTATTCATGCTTCTAATAAATCTAGTTATTCTGAAAGAAAGTTTTTTGAGAGTGGTGTACCTGAACCCGGAGATAAAACTGTTGATTTAGATTGGAAGACTTTAACAAAAATACCATCAATTAGAAAGCAGATAGAAGAGGCAATAACACCTACTGTTACAGGAATATTAAGACTATATATCAGAGGCGAAACGGCAAATGCTAAATATATTAAAACTTTAGAGACAGCCAAAGACCCTTTGAATGAATTAGATACCAAAGCAAATGTATTTTATCTTGAAGAAATAGACTTTCAACGCACTAAAAGATACAGTTTTAGAGATGTCACAGAACTAAGACCAGAAATGCAAACAAGGTATGATAAGCAAAAGAAATATAAATTAAGAGAATATATACGACCCGAAGGAAAAAGAGGAAGAGCAGAAGAAGGTGGACAAAAACAATTTACAGATACTAATAAAATAGCAATGGTTTCATACATGAGAAGACAAATGAATAGATTAAAGAAATGGGTGATGGATAAATGAGTACGTTAAAGTCAGAAAGTGATTATGTAAGAACCTCCGGGGTAAATTATGGAACAGGTATAGGGCATTATACCACACACGATGAAGTATCTGCTTTATTACAATGTCAGACTTTTAGTGGTTCAACAAGCCCTACAAATGCAGAAGTGGGTAAGATAATTAAAAGAGTAGAAGGAAAAATAGATGATAGTATTAAGACATCTTATAGACCAATTATTATTCAAAAGGAACATCATGACTTTTTACCCACAAGAGAAAGCGCATATCCTGTTACGCATTTCAAAGATTATATAGGGTTTGTTCAATTATTATATCCTAATATAAGAAAAATAGTTAGATTAGAACTATGGAATGGAAGTAAATATGAAGACGTTGCTTCGGCCATGACAGAGATTACACCCACAACAACAACCGAGAATCATAAATATGTCTTTTATGTGGGAACTCCGGGAGCCGCAAATACAATTAGATTTAATGTGCCAAGAAATACTGCTAATGGTTTCTATAATCATTTAGGTGAAAAAACAACAGTATTACAATTATGCGATGCAATTAACGAAAAATTCCCAACAAAGACAGCAAATTTTACAGGAGAAACACAGGCTAAGACAATTGCAGGAGAAAATGACACAAGTGATGGCGGAGGAAACCATACTGACAAAAATATCTCAGATTTCTTTTATGCTTCTCCTAGCCATGACGGGTCAAGAGTAAAAATTTCTTCATTACTTCCTTCTGATGCTGGAACAATTTGCACAATTGAGGAATGGCAAGGTTCTACTTTAGCAAAAATTAACACGTTTTCTTTTGTAGACAAGGAAGATTACGGAAGATTAAAGGATTGGTGGCAGATAAGTGAAGAGGGTAGGATATATTTTAAACATGAATATCCTCATATGCAGAACAACACCATAAAAGTCACTTATCAAGTAGGAAGTAGCCGAATACCTTCTTCAATACATGAAGCGGCAACTAAGATGGTTGCGGCAGAAGTTCTATTACATGATGATAATACTATACTTATTGCAGAAACAGGTGCTAATATTGACTTAAAGACAAAGCACGATATACTCCTAGAGGAAGCAAAGGCTATAATAGATGGTAAAAAACAACTACTTCACTTAATTGACTAGGTGATTACATGAGTAAAATGAATAATCTATTTATAGAATTTCAAGAAATATTAAAACTAGAAAGAGAGAGAGCAAAGTTAGAGCAAGAATATCTTGCTGTGATTGGATTAGAAGATTTAGCCGCCGATGAAGATATGGTATTAGAAAATGCCGCAGACCACTTTTTTAGAAAAACAGAATATATATTAAGTAAGGAAGAAAAAACATGGATGAAGTCACTTTCCTCATAACTCTCATTGATGAGAATTGGACTAATGCAACCGTAGATACTGGTTCAGGTTCTAATGCCTTTGGCGACTCTCCTGTAGGAACATCTTCACATAGAGCAAAGCCTCTTTTAGTAGATGTAAAAAACTTTACACCAAATCAAGGAAGAAGAGTAGATATAGACTCAACAGATATTATAATATTTTATGAAGACTCTGCAAGCATATCACATCCTACTATAGATTACTCCGTAAGAAACGAAGAATATACATTTACATTACATATTAGAACTTTACAACCACGTTCAGGGACAGCCGACCTAACATTTGCAAGGGAAAGGCTGAAAAGTTTATACCAAATCGTGCGTTACATCTTAGAGAAGAAGGCACTAAGGCCAAGCATAAATGCAGGAGATAGTGCTGAATTAATTGAAATTACAGGCAGAAGCGATGCCAATGACAGAAATAAGAGGTTGTTGGGATATAAATTGTCTGTTACCATGAAAAGGTTCGGAAGAACAATTGTTAGTTAGTAGGTTGGTAAAATGGTAAATAATGAAGTATATACAGGTGCAGGATTATCTGCAACTATGATACCTGAATTAGAATTTGATTTGGGTGCATTAATAAATGAGAGCAGTAAGAACGGAACGTTGATTGTATCAACGAGTAATGGAACAATAACAGGTAGTAGTTTTGACACAGTTAAGATTACAGCAACTACCCGAATAAAATTGGCAACAAATTTGTATAGGGGTTGTTTAGCCACTATTACAGAAAAAGACCAAAATGGTTCTGATTTAAGTCCTGTTGCTGCGGCACAAACTCTTAGAATTAAATCTAATGACTCATCTAAAATTACCTTTAACCAACAAATAAGCACGACTGCAAACAACAGAATGAAGATAGTTATTCATGGATATGGTGCGCCTTTACCTGCACCTGCGTCTAATGACACTGATATAAAACTATCAGCAGACCATTGGCTAGGAATAGTTAATACAATTACACCACCTACTGTAGATGTAGAAATGAAACAAGTTAATCTAGCAATGGGAGGAACAAGAAACTATGGTTTCCAATATAAGGCGGCAGAAAATTTAGGAGAAGCATCTTTTGATGTTGCTTTAAACAATGGTTCTTGGTTGTATTATGCGCTTGGAGATATGACATATGTAACCTCATCATTAGGGGGAACTGATAATGAAGCAGGAGATACTTTAATCACAGACCGCTTTTATTCTCATATTACAGGAAACACTGCTGATGCAACATTCCATAGAGTATTAGATGATTATGATGGAAGTCAAACAGTAAAGAGACTGTTTCCTCCTTTAGCGTCATATCCCGGTGGTGGCACTTTAACTAACTATCAAGCAATTAATACTACTAATGGTATATATCCAGATATTTTGTATACTATTACAGAAAATGATTCAGGTGATTTGCCATCGTTTGCTTTAGAAATAACAAATGAAAAGCATGGTCTTACCGGAAGTACGTTTAAAGTAGATACAAATAAAGAAAGCATGTTTTGTAGAGTTTATACGGGATGCCAAGTAAACTCATTTACTTTAAACTTCGATGAAGGTCAAGAAGTAATGGCTTCTATAAGTGCTATGGCAAGAAAAGCACATGATTGTGAAACTAATTATGTTCCAAAGAGAGGTATAGAAACTGCTAGTGAATTAGTAAACTATGCAGGTACAGACTTAGAGGATATAAATCCTTTCATGTTTTCTGATGGTTCTATTAAGATATTTGGTCAACAAATGGCTAGAGTCAAAAGCGGAAGTTTAGCAATATCTAACAACCTAACTGCTCAAAGATTCATTGGAAACTATGACAGGACTATTACTTCTGCTCACATTACAGGTCAAAGAACTTATGATTTAAACCTAAACTTACTTATAACTGATAGAAGTATATGGGAAGAGTTAAGAAAGCAAAATGAAACATCGGACACAGCAACGACTGATGAGTTAATTGAGTTAGAGTTTACCAAGTCAACCGGAGAATTTATTAAATTTAAGTTTGATAACTATTTGACGACTTCTGTGGACATTCCGTTTCCAGATGATAAAGGACAATTAGAAGTTGCGGTTTCAGTCTCGGCACGAACCCTCGCAACCAATGGTTGTCAATACAACGGAAACTGGATAATACAGGGGTAAACAAGCCTTAAGAGATATTCAACTCAAAACTAAATTTTTTTAAGAAAGCGGAGGTCAATTTCTACGTCACGATTCCCGAATATGAGGGGTGTTGTGCGAATTTAGGGTGGGATAAATACCATCCTCGGAGGCATTTAATAATTATTTTATAATCAAATCTCAGATTCCACTAACAATACGTTTGTTTGTTTGTTAGTTATATTGTAGGTGGAAAAAACTATGGAAAGAAAAATAGTTAGTGATAAGAATAGACTGTTTACAGCAGTTGAAACTGAATGCCATCACTTGAAGGTTGCTCCCGATAGTGATGAATATATGAAAGTGTGGGTCAAAGAACCCACATGGCTCCAAGTCGAGCAAGCGATGTCAAGCGTTATGAAACTTGACCCAAAAACACAAGGAATGGAAATAGATATGAACAAGATGTGGAAGTTTATGGTAGAAAACTTCATAGAAAAAACAGAACCGCAACTGTCTGGAATAGAACTTTTGCGATTGTCTCCATATGTAGGAGCGCAATTAAAAGAAATACTACCAAACCCCCTAACGGATTCATTAGGGGATGATATGGGAAATTAAAGATATATAAAAATGCCTTATTAGGAAGAAAAGTAGAACCAGAAATAGCATTAGATGTTTTATTGTATAGTTATTGCCAAGCGTTTAATATAAACCCATATGAAGCACAACACACTCCAATAAAAACAATTAGTAAATTTATGTCGGTACATGGGGCTGTTAAAGAAATAGAAGCAGACGAAATTAAAAAGGCACAACGGAAAGGGTGATTAGATTTCAGTAGAAGACAGGATGTATTCAATAGCCGCTTCTATTGAAGCCCTTTCCAAACAATCTACTGGTTTACAAGATGTAATGACTGGTCTTAACAAATCAAAGTTTTGGACTATTATTAGTCGTTCAGCATCGGGTATTTTACCTAATTTCTGGGCTTTACAGAATAAGTTAAGAGCAGTTACCGATGCATTTGTAATGTATTACGATGGTCAATCAAAAGGAAATAAATATATGATGGAAAGCATCAATGCTCAAGTTCAATTAAGCGAGGCATTAGAAAACCTAAATACAGACTTAATTGATGGGTCAATGGATTTAGAAACTTGGTCTGAGACAGCAAGAAGAACTGTTAAAGAATACGGTGCGATAACACAAGCATCTGAAAAATATGTTGAAGCATTAGAGAAAGAAGGTAAAATTACATTTGCTAATGATTTAGAGAGACAAGCAGAAATACTAAAAGATGCTCAGAAAACAACTAAGGCTATGTTAGAAAACCAATACGGTAAACTAACTGAAGCACAAGACAGAGTAACACAAAGCAGACTAGACCAAGATGAGATAGATGCAGCAAAAGATAATCCTGTTGCTCAATTTTTTATAAAACAACGACAACGATTAAATGCATTTGCTAAAGCAATTGGGCCTGTCTTAAAAGGACTAATGCAATTTCTAAAATCCTTCTTTTTGTGGAGTACAGTTTTCCTACTTGGATTGCTAGTCATAGTAAACATATTTAAATTACTTTGGCCGCATTTCCAAGAAAGCAGGAAACTAATTTTAGCATCTCTTAAATTAATCTTAACAGGAATAGTATCAATTCTTGGAGGTATAATAGGAATGGTTGTTGCCGCTTTACAGGGTGATTTTGGTAAATTTGGTGCAAGTTTCTTAAAGGTAATAGGTGGATTACTTCAAATACTTATTGGAGTATTCATGGTAGGTATTGGTCTAGTAACTGCTGTAATTGAGTCAGCAGTAAACTTTATGTTCGGTAAGTTAGCAGACGGAGAAAAGGTATCACAACGAATCGGTGAAGTAGTATTTGGTATTCTTTCTGCTGTATTGGTAGTAATGGCAGCAATTACATTTATTGCCACAGGTGGATGGTTAGTAGCATTAGGGTATTTACTTGCTGCCGCAGTTTCAGGTGCTATAGCAAGCGCAGTTAGAGGTAGGGCAACAGGTGGAGTTGTATCTGAAAATATGACATTAGTAGGAGAAAGAGGCCCAGAATTAGTTTCTTTGCCAAGAGGTTCAAGAGTACATACAAACAACGAATCTAAGAGTATGACAGGTACAACAAATATTACAGTAAATGTTCAAGGTCGTATAGGAGCATCAGATGCAGAGGTTAAAGATATGGCTAATAAGGTCGCAAGAGAAATAAACTTAAGAATGAATAGAACTAACACCGCCCAAACGAGGTTTGCATAATGACAGATTTTAAAGATATTAGAGCAGAAGGCGCAACATACGTTATGTTAGAGTTAGCAAGAAGAGTGAACTCACCAATAGATGATAATCAAAATACTATTCATACAAATAGAATAGGACTATATTGTGAATCAATAAATATCAGTACGTCTAAGACAACCATGCCGTTTGAGGTTCCTTTCTCTGGATTGATTTCTGGAGAATCTACTACATTAGTTATGGATGCAGGTATGGCAAGAAAGCAAATCAGTTTACAGGGATTCATTACAGACCAAACAATTCATAAAAGGTCAGGTAGTGATACACCTAAACAAGCAAAATTAACTAGTTATGAGATAGCACAATTACTTCATTCATATGTTGATTCTTCTTTCTTACAAGAAGACCAAAACCCTTCTAAATTAATAGTTTTAATTCCTAGTAGGTATGACGATGAATATGATTTGAGAGCAGGAATTACTGATGATACTGCACACGCAGACCTACCACTTATACCATTTAACTTTGCTAACAGAAAATATGATGTTCCAGATTGGTCTATTGGGGAAACTACCGGAACGTTTGATGCTATTAGTTCGGTTTCTCAAGAGATAAAAGGTATTAAAGGATTTATTACAGACGTTGGAACAGACTTATCAGGTACTACAGCACCATCAATTAATTTTACTATGACGTTTGTTCAAGCATCTACAGCAATTTCAGACTTTATCAACACTACCTTTTGAGGAATATAAATGCCGGGAGTATTCGTTGGAGAAACTAAAGCACTGGTTTTCCCTATGCTATGTGATGGATATCTTAATTTAGATTATTCTGAATATAATGATACAGATACAGATTTAGCATTAAGAGCAGGTGTATGGTCTCCTAGAAACGTATTCACTTTAGAGGCTATACTTACCCCATATGACATAAATGGGTATGGAAGTCACTCAACGGGTTTTGGTACATTAGATTCTAGGAAAACTTCTCCTAGATTGGGGGCCACTGTATCTAACCCCACTCATTATCAAAGCAATAAAAGATTTGGTACATCTCAGAATGATAAAAAGATGTCAATATTTTATAACACGAACTTGCATTTATATTTAGAAAACGCTACTACAACAAATATAAATCAGCCATCTGAATGGAAATTAGTTGCTGATTTTCCACAGGCTACAAATGCAACAAGATATGTCAAAACAGATAATGCTGTTATAACCAGCAATAATACTTTACATGGATATTATGATTCAACGGGTTATTACGATGGTATATCTACTAGTTTAAGACAGATAGGAAGTTCTGCACAAAATGCTTTACCCTTTAATACCATAAGTATAGATAGTGCTTTTTCTGCAAATGAATTAGATACTAGTGATGCTCAAGCAACAGGAAGCGTTACTATTTCAGGTACGCCACAATCATATTACCCTGCTCAAAATGCTACTGCTTCAATTACTGCTCCTAACAATAATTTTAGCGTTGATACTTATCCTGTTAAAGAGGTGGGTCAAGTAAAGTTTTATTCTAATCCTAGCCATGCTACACCAAATAGTAACTCAACAGATTGTATATTAGTTACAACTGAAGCAGGTATTACATATAGATGGTTTGCTCAAAGCGCAAGTCAGGGTTTTACTGGTTCATCTGGTGACCCATTGACAGGTACTTGGCCTGCAAATTCTTTTGCTTACTTAATAGGTACAACTAATGAAGATACAGCAGGTGAATTTTACAAAGGAATAGGAGGCAATTCATCATTTTGGGCGGGTGTTATTTCTAATCCGAGCGCAGACGCAAATCCAACTTTAAATCCCGGTAACATTGTACTAACATTTACAGCAGCCTTTACAGGAAGTGCGCCAAACAGAGTTGGACAAACTAATGCTTCATTAGCAATAGGTACAACTTTGGCATCAAATTCATCTATTGCCGTTGCTCAAATGGCAGGTGGAGTAGATGAAGTTCAAGTAACTAATAATTTTATTACTATAACAACGGGAGGTAGTGCAAAAAAATATCATCCTTATCCTTCTGGTTATTTTGATGCTAGTGAAGTTACCGTAGGAACCTCAGTAACTAGAGGTAGTGATACCGTTTTTCCATTTTTAAAAGGAAGCACATTAGCAAACACTTACACTGGTCTGGCACAAGCAATTAATCATACTAACGGAAATACCCAAATCACTGCTGCGGTTGGAAGTGGTTCTCCATTACCGCTTAATTTAACTGTTGATGCCGCAGGTACAACAGGCAATAATTATACTATAACTAAAACAACAAATATGACTCATGTAACTGTAAACAATTTTTCTGGAGGAGAGACTGCTAATGAACCTTCAACTAAGGCTATTCAATTGGTTGATAGTGATGGAACAACTACTAAGTTTTTAGCGGCTCATGCAACTAAATCTACTAATCTAACTGGTTCTACTATTACCTTTGGAAGCCCATCTGTAACTTATGTTCTTTATCGTCTTCCTAGCGGTGGTGGTTCTAATAGGGCTAATTTTGCAGAAGCCGTTAATAGTGTAAGTGCTTTAGATATAACAGCATCAAATGATGATAGTGACCAGCATAAAGTTAACTTAACACAAGGAACATCAGGTGCGGCGGGAAATACTACTATTACAGAAGCCCTTG